TAATAAATTTTAATAAAAAATCTTTTCTTTTCAAGGTGCATATTTTTATTCTAATAAATTTTAATAAAAAATCTTTTCTTTTCAAGGTGCATATTTTTATTCTAATAAATTTTAATAAAAAATCTTTTCTTTTCAAGGTGCATATTTTTATTCTAATAAATTTTAATAAAAAATCTTTGATTTAAAAAAAAATTGATTAATAATAATTATATAGTATAATTATTATTAATAATGGAATCAAAACTTGATGATAAAAATATAAATTTGTGTGGAGTGAATTATTATTCAGTTCAACATCCCGCACTAAATGATCTTGTGTTAGTAAGATTTAATAGTATGTCTGAAGCATTTTTTGGAATTTTACTAGAATATGAAGGGTATAATTGTATAATGAATCTAAAAGACATTATAAAAAAACGGAAAGTGACTAGTTGGACAAAATTTGTTCCAATTGGTAAAGTATTAATTGTCCAAATTGATAACGTGGATGAACATAAAAAGATTGTCCAAGTATCAATGATATATTTAGGAGATAGAATTAAAGAATCTGGATTATCATATAATCAAATTCAAGAAAAGTTAATGGAATCTTTTAATGAAAATAAATTAATGGAAAATTTTATAAAAACTATATGTATTGTAAATAATTTAATATTTAATGATATTTGGATAACATTTGTTTATCATATTGATGAACAACGACGTATAAATAATAATGATTATCCAAGTATTTGGAAATATTTTATTGAAAATATCACTGATTTAGATGAGTGGATTAATAACTCTAATTTAGATGATTCAATTGGAGTTATTATTTTGGAGTTATATAAAAAGAAAACAAAAGAATTACCTAAAAAAATAACTTCAAAAATTGGTATTATTTCTTTGGGTGGTATTAATCCAACAAAAGAATTACTAAAAAATATAATTAAAAATATTAATTATAATTATACATTTCGCTATGATACGACTCCATATTATCTTTTTGAAAGTTCAACCGAAGATTCAAATATTGAATCACATAATGAATTTATAAAAAATTTAGAAATAGAATCCCAAAAATTTAGTCCAAAAATCTTTATAAAATCAGATTTTATTGGTAAAATATCAACATTATAAATTTATATTCTAATAACTTTTTTTTTATTTTTTACTAATCCCATAGTTGTTTCTAAATTTAATTGGTTATGTTGTATTGGTGTATTTCTTTTAATAGTGTATTCAGAATCAATTTCAGAATAAATTTTATTAAGTTTATCAATAGGAACTTCTTTTAATTTATGTAATTTATAAGATTCTTCTATTTGCATTTGTCTTGAAATTAAAGGTGGATGAAGTATTAAATATTCTTTACTATTAATAATAGAATTTTCTCTAAATTTTTCAATTGTTAGATTACCACCAAACTCTTGAAGAGTAATCCAATGTGGTGCAGAATTAATTTCTTTATATTCAGAATAAGTTAAATAATAAAGTAAATTAATAAGTGATTCTCTTTTCCAAGACAATGAGTCATTTAAATCTAAATTATAACTTTTCATACAACTAAAACTACAAAAATTTCCAATACAATAAAAAGTTTCATTATAATAATCTTCTGGTAATTGAACTGCAGGAGAATTAAAATAATTTTTACACCACCAACATTTTGTATTTTTATTAAAATTTAAAGTATGAGTTATTATTTTGTTTATATTATTACTTAATACTAATTTGTTTGAATCAGATACTGAAAATGATTTTTGATTTTCTATTGTATCTGATTCATCTGAAGTTTTTAATTTTTGAAGTTGTAATTTACAATTTATGATATCTTTTTCTGATTTTATAAAAAGAGACATATCATTATTAGATTCATTATTAGATTCATAATTTGTTTCATAATTATTAATATCACTTAATGTTATTGGTAAATGTAATATTATTTTTTCATCTTCTGAATTTACTTTATCTTCAGATATTATATTATTATCTGATTTTTGTAAAAATGTATTAAAGTTTTTTGGTTTACGACCTCTTTTTTTCTTTACATTTATTTCTGACATTATTTTTATACATGAGTATTCTTTAAATTTTATATCTTTAATATTTAGAGAATATTTTATTTAAAAAATACTAATATTTGATTTTTTTGGTTTTCTTCCTTTTTTTTTATCACTTAAAGTTGTTTCTGATACTAACCTATCATTATTTGTAGAACTATCTTCTTGTGTATCAGTATTTGATGGTTTAGATGGTTGTAAACTATGAATTCTATCTAATATATTTTTAACTTCATTCGGAGCTCTAATATCTGGTGCAACTGATTTTAATTGATTTGCTGAAATGGTTGGTGGTAATCCATTTGATGGACGTGGTTGATTTGAATTAAACATAGAAGAATTAAAGGCTGCTCCTAACATATTAGATTCAGGTTTCTGTTGATTTGTTATAATTTCATTTTGTTTTTGTATTTGTTCTTGAAGTTGTTGAATATATTGTTGTTGATTTTGTTGTGTTTTTAATTTTGACTCAGCTTCTTTCTTTCTTAATTCTTCTTTTTGTCTTTCAATATTTAATTCTTGTGGAGTCATAAATTGGGAACTTTCTTTTTTCCCTGGATTCATTATTTTACTTAATAAACCTGGATTTGATGCTAATACTGAATCTAAACCTGGTAATTTTGCTGCTTGAGATCTTGAAAAATGAAATGCTGATGCTGATGCTATTATTAAATATAATAATTTAATTTCTGGAGCTAATTTTCTTCCAGTTCCTTTATACTTTTCATATATTTCTTCTAATACATCTTCCCAAGAATCAACTTCTACTGACATATGATCACTCCAACCCGTTATATGAAATTCAAATGGATCATATTTATCATTCAAAAATTCAATAACAGAGACTGCTTGTAATAAACCGGATTTAAAAATTTTGACACCATTTCTTTTATCAGCAAAACTTCTTAATAATTCATATTCATATTCCATTTCTTCAAATGATGAATTAAAATCATAGTCTTTTGATAGTTGATATCCTTTTGCTTTTATTTCACATAGTTTTCTTAATAATTCTATTTTTTTCATTCTAATTTCTTGTTGGGTTAATAGTTTTGGTTGTTCTACTACTATATTTGTTGTTTTAGGAGGATCCTTATTTTTTGATATACCTGAAAAAAATACATTATTTGGAGGTTTCTCTGAATTGGGTCCTTTTGGAGTAATTGATATTTTATCATATTTAGGTTTTGATTCTGATGATACACTTTTTGTTTTTTCATGACTTGAACTTCTTTTTGAACTTTTTGAACTTTTTGAACTTTTTGAACTCTTTGAACTTAAACTGTTTGATGATTTTTCAGTATCAGAATCTTTTAATAAATTTTCTAAATCAGATGATTCTGATTTTGGTTTCTTTACTACCTTATTTGGATTAGAAATCATACCAAAATAGTAATCAGTATCAGTTGTTTGAGGTTTTTTATTTACTGATTTGTCTTCAATATGATTATTATCTGAATTTTGATATTTAACTCTTACCTCGGATGATGAAGTTTCTGAATCTGACATTATTAATGTTAAGATTCTTTCCTTTAACTTAACGCAATTAATTATTTAAAATTAAACAAATTTTAAATAATTCATTTTAATAATTATATTCCTTTGTGTTATTCATTGATTCTAGTGACTTAAATGTTTCTTTTGCAGTTTTAGCATATATATAATCAAGAGTTAATACAAAAGCAATAGCAATAATAATAGCCAACTGTGGATCTTTATTACCTCTTACTACAACAAGAAATAAAATTAATATTCTAAAAATAGTATTAGTAAATAAATTTTTAACTACATCAGGAAGTTCTGGACCTAATAAAGCTGCATATAAACCTAAAGCTAAAGTTATGGTGGTTGAAATATATTTATTATCAAATACATCTTGGAGCATTATTATATATATAATTTAGAATAATTTTTTTATATTTAATTATTTCTTAATATTCATTTTTAAATGCTCATATTATTTATATTATTATTCATTACTATTAATAATATTTTTACTTTATTTAATAATAAAACTTCTTCTGATTCATTCATAAATATAGGTTTTCCTTCTTCATTTATTAAATTTATAAATTTAAGATATTGTTTTAATGATTCATTATTAATTATTTCACCATAAATTTCTATCATTTTACTTTCTATTATTTTTTTTAATTCATTATCTTTTAATGCTTTCTTAGTTAGTTGATAAGCTTTGTCATTAAATATATTTTGGCTAAATGATTTAGAATAATTTAATTTTTTTATATTAATTGAATTTAATACTTTGTCTATTGGTTCTTTATTAATATCTGTAAACGACTCTAAATCATAATTATAAATTATTAAAAATATTATGATTAAAACTAAAGTTATTATTAAAAATATTTTTAATAATTGATTTTGAATCAATTTTTTATTAGATTCCATTTTATATTTTAATTTAGAAATTATTATCTAACATTTTACAATAATATGAACTATTGTTCGATTGAAGACGCATGGGGTAAAAATAATTGTGTTAGTAATCAATATAATAAAAATACAATTGACTCATCTAATAATCAATTTTATAAAAATGAAAAAATTATTGAAAATTTTGTGGAATCAAAAGAACAAAAAAAAACTCATTTGAAAATTGATGAACTACATGATTGTGAAGATTTCTTACTTCATATTAAGAATTGTAGAAAATGTTATAATAAAATGAGACACTTATTTAAACCACAATTAGTTGATAAAATTCAGATAATTATTGATGAAAATAGGGATACTATTGTATTAATTTTAATTGGGATTTCTATTTTATTATTTTTTAATTTAATTAATAATATAACAAAATAAACACTTTTATAATATACTAAACCATTTTATTAATAAAATATTTGGAAGAAAAAACTCTGTTTCAAAACCATCTTTCTTTAATTTTAATAAAATATATTCTTGACATTCATCTAATGAATATAAGGGTAATCCTACTAAAAATTCGGGTATTTGATACCAAGTATAATAATTATTACCTGTACTTGCTAATACTATTTTTTTTTCAATTAAACAATATATTTTATTAAATGTATTCTTCTTCCGTTCTTCTCTTTCTTTTTGTTGTTTTATTAAATCTGTTGCTTTAACCATTATATATAAATATATATTTTTTATTTAAAGATTATTAAGTTTATTATTTAAATGGATAAACCAAACTTTGATACTATTTGTTTAAGTGGTGGAGGAATGAAAGGCTTCTCGTTTTTTGGAGCAATTGATTATCTTGAATCTAACTCATATATTAATACTTTATTAATTAATAATTGGGTTGGCACTTCTATTGGCTCTATGATCGCTTTCTTATATACATTAGGATATACTACTGATGATATGCGAGATTTCATTTTAGAATTTAATTTTAATAAATTACAATCTGATATTGATGTTAATAATTTATTAGAATCACATGGTATTGATAATGGATCTAAATTATTATTAATTCTCGCTGGATTTTTAAAACAAAAATATAATTTAGATGATATCACATTTGAAGAACATTATAAATTAACTAATAAAAAATTAACTATAATTGGTACTAATTTTTCTAAAGGACTAGAAGTACCATTTAATTATAAACTAACTCCGTCTATGTCTGTTTTAATGGCTCTTAGAATTTCTACTGCTGTACCCATTATTTTTACTCCAGTTTTATATAACTCTGATTATTATATTGATGGAGCTTTAAGTAATAATTTTCCTATTAAATATTGTAATCCAGAATCAACACTTGGAATTTATGTTAAAAATAGTTGTTGTAATAAATTAACTAATTTTTTTACTTTAATAGGAGGATGTGTTGCTATTATTACTGATACTATTTCACAAAAAGACTATTTTAATAAATATAATTATATTGTTGAAATTAATAATGTTGCACAAGATTTAATTAATTTTAATTTAGATAGAGATAACAAAATTAAAATTATTAATTTAGGACACATTTATGCTAAAAAATTTTTAGAAAATATTAATAACTATAAATCACATTCTTATTATACTAATCAATCAACACAAACAGATGAACCTATTAAAATAGGTATTCATCAAGAAATACAAACTGATGATATTATACCAAATCAAGAAAATAAATAACTTACCATTCATCAAATTTCTTTTTTGAATAGTCTACTGGGGTCCTTTTTTTATAATAATCTGTTTGATCTTTATATTCTTTTATTTTATTAAATTTATCTAATACTGATTCATTTATATTATTTGGTTGCAATATAAAAGCTCTATCTAAACTTGAATATTTTGAACTCTGTATTGAATCTTCTATATATAACTTATCTATATCTTGTAAACTTGTATATTGTTCACCTATTATATAAGTTGACAATTCTTGAGGAACACCTTTATATTCTACTATTTGTTCATAAAATTTTCCACCTTCTAATTTATTAACAGTAAACTTTTTATTAAACTCTTCTACTGTTTTAAAATCTTCCTTATCTACTTGCGTTTCAATTGAGTCTCTTTTCTCTTTTATTTTATTAAACTTATCTAATACTGATTCACTTGTATTATCCTCATTATATCCATGCTTATTATTTAATTCTTCTTTTTTTGAATTAAATAAATGGATACTATTATCTTTTGGGGGAAAATAAGTATTTATATCTTTTACTGATTTATTAAATACATTCTTTAACTCTTGAAAAGTTTCGGCTGTGTCATTTATATATTCATCGTATTTAGTCCTATATTCTTTATCTAATAAAATTTGATTTGCTAAAATAATATGATTATATATTTCTTCTTCTAATTCTGAGTTTTTATCGGGATGAAAATTTTTAATTATTCTTAAAAAGTTCTTTTTTATTTTTACAGGATCGGCGTCAGGTTTAACGTTTAGAATTTCATATAAATTATATTTTATATTATTAAAATCTATTTGAACTTTTGACATTAAAAAGATATATTATATTAATATAAATTTTGTTTAAATAATTTTCTTATAACTTTATAATATGATTAAAATAAGTGAAAAGATTGAAGCTAGTATTATGTTAGCTTCATACTTTGATACGTTAGGATTTAAAAATGGAGCTTGGGAATTTAATTATAATCTTGAAATTAAAAATTTAACAACATTTATTATTATGTGGTCGAATTTATTACATAATTATTTTATTTTAGGAGGACCTACTCATATTAATATTAAAGATTGGAATGCTTCTGATGATACTATATTAATTATTGCTACTGCTCAAGCTATTATTAATGGCGGAGGTGAAGATGCATATAAAAAAGAATATATTGATTTTTTGGATTTATTAATTGATCAAAAAAGACTTAGTGGAAATAATACTATTAATACTATTAAATTACTTAAAAGAGGATACACTATTAATACACTCCCTTCTAATTCTAATATGGGTGGTAATGGAGCAGCTATAAGAACTAGCCCTATTGGATTATTTTGGTATAAAAATTATGAGAAAGTTATTGAAGAATCTATATGTGCTTCTAGACTTACACATAATTATTATTTAGGATTTTTAGGAGGCATGGTTGTCGCATTATTTACTGCTTTTGCTATGAATGATATTCCTAGCTGGGAATGGGCTAATGAATTAATTAAATTATATGATAATAATATTATTACTAAGTATTATCCTGAAAATCAAAATTTAGAAGACCTTAATGAATATATGAGTTATTGGAAAAGATATCAAGAAACTAGAATTAAAAAACTTAAATATAAAAATTCATTAGATAATTTTATTTATCCTGGTGATCGTATAGAATATTTAATGGGATTTTTTCCAAATAAAAAAATTAAATCAATGGTTTTGAGTGGACAAAGTTTAAAAACTTTAGATTGGAATTGGAGTAAAATCGGAGGTACTGGATTGGACGCATGTATTTATGCATATGACTGCCTACTAATGTGTATACAAACTCCTAATTCTAAAATTATTGATTTTGATAATATTATTTATTCATGGGAGTCATTTATGACTCTTGTATGTATACACCCTGGTGATTCTGATTCTACTGGTGCTATCGGAGGTGCTTGGTTTGGGGCATTAAATGGATTTGGTAATTTTGATAAAGAAAAAATTAAAAATCTTGAATTTTATAAGGAACTTAAAAAAGTTTCTGATAAATTATTATAAACTCATTTCATTAATTAAACCTTTTGCTGTACGTTCACCATTATAGTGAGTCCGTTTACCATTTACTTCTATAACAATATATGGATATCCTGGTACTTTATAACTTTCACACATTGAATTATTCTTATCATCATCACATTTTATATCATAAACTTCAATATGTGCTAATTTTGGATCAAGTTTAATAAATTCATTAAATTTATCCCATTCTGGTTGCAAACGTTTAGACCAACCACACCAAGATGTATTGAAATTAAATACTTTTATTTTAGATTTTATTATTTCACCAAATTTCTCTCTAGTTAAGTCTGGTATTTGATTATAATTAAATATTATAACCATACCTATAATAATTAACCAAACCCATAAAGATAAACCAAAATATTTTAGATTAAACATTATATTAACCAAGATAAAAAATTTTAATAAAAATATTTAAAAATTTTTTTCTATTATATATTATATAAATAATGTCTGTAAGATCTAGAAGATTTGATAAATATATTCCTTTATTTGGTAAAGCAGATGATCGAAGAGTTGCTTTGTTTCTAGGTGAATTAGAAGATCAAGCTATTAATAACAAAAATAAAGAGCCTACCCGTAAGGCGTATAAATTAGAGGATGTAGTATTAACGGCACAACCTCCTGCATTCCAGAATAGATACTTTAATAATATGGATACGACTGTAAATGATGATGCAACCCATCCTGATTGGATAGAGTTTATATCTGATCTTATTGCCAGATTAAATGATAAAATAGTATCAACAACCCCCAAAATCACCCCGGAAGATAGCAAACTACTCACTATTGCTAAGAGTTTAAATAATGCAAGTGATGGTTCAATAGAACAATTTATACTAATTGTCTTATCTAAAATAGCTACATTTGGTGTTGGTAGTGGTGATCGATCGTTTTTCAATAACTTTACACAATTGGCAACTATGGATAAAATCAAGTATTTCCCTGCACTTGATATTTTAAATGGTAAAGCGCCTGCGCCTGCTACTGCTGAGAAATCATTAATGTTAGGACCTGTACTAGAAAGCTTAAAACTTGGTGGTGCTGGTGCTGCTGCCACTGCAGCGTCAGTACTAGCTGGATTTAAAGAATGGTCTAAGATAGATCTTAAGCCAGTGGATATTAACTTAATGAATACTATTAATGCACTAGCAAATTTCCAGACTTTACAATTTAATGGAGTCAACCTTTTTAAAGATAATGCTTTTAGCTTTGATAATGATAAGGGTATTGGGTTGGCTCTGGGTACACATCTTATATACACTAGTATATATAACGACGTAATTATTAAATATATTCAAAAAGCAATAGAACGAGCTAAGCAGGCTGAAACAATTAAGCTTGGTGGGCTTGGGCCTGGTTTACCCCAAACTACTACCTATGCCAATAGCAGCTATGATCCAGCATATGGTGTTACTGATGGTTTAGTACCTGCTAATAATAGCGATATAACCGCAGTCACAACCGCTAGAAAAACAGTAGAGGCTGCTCTTAAGAAGGATATGGAAGAATATATACAAAACCTACAAGCACAATCAACTAGATCACCCTATACAGCTGCATTTAATAAATATGTAGATGAGAAGGTTAAAAATAATGGTCAATTGAACAATGAGGATAATTACTTGAAATTTATGTTAGATTTTATTAAAACAATAGATACCAAAACTGAGTTTCAGTATAAATATGATAAATACTGGTTAAATCAGATTTTAAGTGAAGCAATGGAATCACCTATATCTATAGAAAAACCATCTGATTTTTTAATGGATGGTGAAGTTTCTGTAGATGCAGGAAAATATTGGCGTAAAGTAGATGGCTCATTATGGACAGTTGATGCTACTGGAAAAGAATTACAAGTTGATATTAAATCAAAAGCTTATAATGATTTAACTGTTGCCAACAAATGTTTAGGAACTGGTTTTGAGGACAAAGAGTATAAGGGAAACCAATATGGATGTGCTGACTATTTACGTGAATGTTTAGCTGGAGGAAATGTTATTAAATGTAAAGCATATTTAGAAAATCCAAATTTTTGGAATAGTGCCGAAGCAGAAGTTGCAAAAATGCTTCCTGGTATAGCTCTTACTACTCTAAAAAGTTTTGAATTTGAAGATGTAGATACATGGGATGAGACTAATAAAACGAATCTTAGAAAAGTATTTGAAGTAACTGATTGGTTAGCTAAATTAGCAGCAATGACAAAAGAGACACCTTCTCAGTTAACACCAGAGGAGTATAATAATATTGCTAGAAATGATAAACTTACTGGTTACCTTGGTATGTTAGTTAAAAAAATTAATAGTAATCCCGCAATTCTTAATAAAGGTGTTGTTAAATCAGACGAGCAGTTACTTTATAGAGATAATGCATTTAAGGGTACCAAATTAGCGAAAATGGGATTACTCCCCCGTGTATTTGCTTCTAATTTGGCTCCGAGTTCAGTTGAAAGATTAGGTAATCTTTTGAAAAGTGAACAAAATTCATTTAGACTAAGACTAAATCCAGGTCTTTTATTTGGAAGAATACTAAGTGGTGGTGGAACTCCACTTGAAGAAATAGAAGATAAATTAAGTTCTGAAAATAAACAAGTATGGTCTTTATTAAAAACTCATTATCAAGGTCTTCGTTATCAGCTTAAAAAGCATAAAAAAGAAATTGCCAAAGTGGATGTTGAAAAAATAGAAGAATTATTTAATCAACTCCAAAAAGCAGAAGTTAAATTAATGAAAGTTATTGTAATGACTGAAAAATATAAAAGATTACTTGAAATTCATGGTGAACAAGATGCGAGTACAGTATTAAGAATAGAACATATTAAACGTTTTGTTGATGAACGTAATAGATATTTTGATCGTGTAGTTAAAAAACAAGATGTTTTATTAGATATAATTAAATCAATTGCATTACAAGTTCAGAAAGATGCTCCAACTCAAGTATCTTCAGCAGTAGCATCAGTAGCATCAGAAACTCGTAAGTTTAAAGGAGCTCCACTTAAGATAGATGATTTGCTTGGTTAAGTTAGTTAAATTAAATTTAATAATTATTAAATTTAATTTAATTTAAAGATGGATTTTCTAATTAATGTATATGGGATTAGGATTATTATTATTAGTTTCAGTTGGTAAAGAGAATTTGTATTTATCAGCTCAACCTGAGATTACCTTTTTTAAGATAGCATATAAAAGACATACCAACTATTCAATAGAACCAACCCCTCAATATTTTAAAACGACTCCCGATTTTGGAAGAAGGTGTACGATAAATATAGGTAAGAATGCGGATCTTTTAGGGAAATCGTATTTATATGTAGAATTACCGAATATTCAAATGGAAACATTTCAAAGTTCAGCAAGTACAATAAAAAAATTTGCTTGGGTAAAAAAGATAGGTTGTGCATTAATAAATTTTGTAGAAGTTGAAATAGGTGGATCAATAGTAGATAGACATTATGGTGATTGGATAAATATTTGGAATGAAATGACCATAAGTTTAGGTCATAAAAAATCATATAATAAAATGATAGGAAATATTCAAGAACTAATAGAATATAGTGAAACCAAAAAATCAACAGTATTATACATACCTTTTTCTTTTTGGTTTTGTGAAGATACAGGATTAGGGATTCCATTAATTGCATTAGCAAATACTGATATAAAAATTCATGTAGAGTTTAATGATATTGACCTCTGTTATAAAATATCTCCAAGTTATTTTATAAATGTGACAAATAATTACTGTATTTATAAACCAAGAGAGAAGTTTTATCAGAATAATCAGAATAATAAGATAATAGGAGAGTTTATATATTTTGATCCTATAGAACAAAAATTATATTATAATCCAATAAAAGGGAAATTTAATATTCCAACAATATTAAATGATCCAAAATATAAATTAATAGGTACCCAATCAAATTTTATAGTAAATATAAAATCCGAATCTGTAGTAGTAAAAGATGAAGATTATTTCAAATTTAATAAACCTTCCTTAATATCAGCTTATTTATTAGTAAATTATATATATTTAGACAATTTTGAAAGATATAATTTTATAAATAATTCCCATGAATATTTAATACCCCTAGTTCAAACGATATCTGAACAATTAGTTTATTCAACAAATTCAAATTATAAATTACCTTTAATAAATCCAGTGAAATTATTAGTGTGGAGAGCGATATTATTATCAAATATATCAAATAACAATCAGTTTGATTATACAACAATACCATTTACTGAAACCCCCGAATTTATAATAAATAAAAATTTATTAGTCATAAATTCAATAAATAGAATGGAATTAGATTCTTATATATATTATACAATACTTCAGAAATATCAATCAAATTTTTATAATAACCAAGAAGGAATCTATATGTATTCTTTTAGTTTAAATCCGAAAGAACTTCAACCATCAGGATCTATAAATTTTAGTAAAATAGATGATGCATATATTCAATTAACAATGAATAATATAATAAATTATCAAAATCCAGCCTCAATAAGAGGATATGCAATAGAATATAATTTATTAAGAGTATCAAATGGAATAGGAGGTTTAGGTTTTAATAATTAATTAATCCAAGCCATTGAACCAAGACCACTCATAATTCTTAAAATATTATATTCCTTAATATGAGTATAAATTTCATATGGATATGGTCCATTTATTCCATTAATAATAAGTGAATTAGATTTAATTTTAAATACAATATCATCAAAATTAGTAAAATTTAAATGACCTGAATGTTGATCTTCTAGTGGATATAATGAGAAAGTATAAACATAAAATCCAATAGGTAAATTATTTTTAAATTTAGTAACAGGAATAAGATCAGAGAAAAACGACGAATCTCTTTCAGAAAATAGATTAGTACCATTAGCTTTAATTTTAATAGTATCAATAAAAGAAATTTCCTCATATATAAGTTCAGTGTTATATTGATGTTGAATATAAATAGTAATTAAATAATTGATTTTATTATGAGAAGTAAATGCACTTAAAAATATTTTTTGATAATATAATAAAAATTTAGCAAAATCAAAATTATTATCCCATTGTTTAAAATTGGAGAAAAAAGTAATAATATTATTAATATCATCATATTTACTAATATTTTTATCAAACGCTTTCATATATTCTTCTAATAACAGATTATTATAATAAATGATTTCAATATCATTAGCATAATCTCGTTGATCATCAGATGTGTATATATTATTAATCATAAATAGATTATAATATTGAATAGCAGTAACATATCTTTTATATCTAATATCTCTTTTATCTTTTTTAATATATTGTTGAGGTATAAAAGTGATTTTAGGATTAGATTTTAATCTGGTAATTAAATAAATATCTTTAATTAATCCATTAAATTTAACAGGTAATATAGTCATTTCATTATAAATATAATTTTTAGGATAGGAAATATTTCTTTCAATAATATATTCATGACTAAATGATCCAAATAATTTTCTTTCAAAAGTATCTAATAATATAAATTCATTCATTAAAGTAGTTTTAATATGTGGTATTTTATCATTATTATAATCATTATGAAATGAAAATGTATAATTACCAGTAAGATCATTATCAAGTATATATTGTAATTTATTAAGTTTATATTCAAGTCTAATTTCAGTATGTGGTAAAGCAATAACAGGGATAGCTAATCCAATTTTTTTATTAAACCAAAATGCTAATGGTATATATAATTCCCAATAATTATTATTAAATCTAAATTTAATTAAATTATTAATTTGTTTTCTTGAATTTTCATTCTGATATAAATAATAATTAATTAAATAGGTATTTTCATTTAATTCTTCCATTAGTTGATCATTAAAAAATAGTTTAATATAATTAATTAATCTACTAGGATTTGACCATTTTGGAATTTCAGTAGTTTTAGTAGTAATAGTAGTAGTAGTAATTTGTTTTTTCATAGATTTATTTTGAATGAATTTATCTTGATTAAAAACATTAGTAACATTATAATTAAGATATGATATTAAATAAAATTTATTAGGTTTACTCTCATATGTATTGAATATAATAGTACCATCATTTAATATACTAATATGTTTATTATCATATTTAACATTAGTAGAAGTAACAAAGAATAAACCTGCTGTCATTAGAAACCACATAAACCCAATAGATACAAATAAATTATTATGCAAAAGATCAATATAAAAATTTCCATATGGAGCTAATTCTGGAGGTGTAGAAAAAGCAGGAGCAGTAATAAATTGATATGGTAAATTAATATAATTATATTCATGTAATGATTTATTAACAAATAAAATAATTTTATTTGGGATCTCTTGATAATAAAAATCCGCATATTGTAAAGAATCTTGATAATGCTCAATAGAAACAACTTCTTTATTAATATTATCATCTAAATAATATGTATATGTTAATGTTAAATCAATAATTTTATCTAATGAGAATATCCAATAAATTTTATTAGATTTATAATATTGATCAAAAACTTTACCTTGATAAATAGTACCATTTTCAGAATTTAAATAAATGTTAATAAATGAGAAATTAGAAGAAAATGTAGAATAAGGTAAATGTGTTTTATCTTTAGTTTCTAATAAATATAAAAATTCAGCAAATTCATCACCAGACCCACTATATGGGTTGATATAAAAGTGATCAGTTGATTTATATTGATATGGATAATTAAGAGTAATTTCAGTTTTTCTATTTTGATTAGGTATATTTAATAATCCAGTATTTATTTCAATATAATATTGTTGAAAACTAATAATACCATTAATAGGACCAAATAACCAATCAAATGTTAAAAGATAATTAGAGAAAATAAATTGTGTATTATCTAATATTTGATTATTAAATTTATAGTGATATTTAGATTCATTTTTATATATAAAATCATTAGGTATTCTAATACTAATAGAATTTCCATTATATTTATAATAAGGATTACCTAATTTAATATCTTTATCTGTTAAATCATTAATATCAGAAATATTCCAATTATTTTTTTGAATAAATTTAATATTAGAAACAAAATCCAAATAAGTATAATCTTTACTAATAGTAAAATAAGTAATATTATTATTTTGATTAATATATAATGAAATTTTATTATTTGTATCAATAGTTGGTTCCCAAATGCCATCTTTAATGTTAATATCAGATATTGAATCATCATAAACATATATAGTAGTAGAAGACGAAATAATAAATTGATTAGAAGACTCATTAACTTTAGGTAAAACCATTTGAAAATAATATAAATATTCATTATATAATTTAATTTCTTCAATTTTATTAGAGAGTGTTTGATCTAATCTTTTGGTATGTTTAATATTATTCCAAAAACCTCCATTATTAATAATGGCATAATCTTCAAGACTATAATGAAATATTAATATATTATCACTAACAGTATTAACACTAGTAGGTGTAATTTCTTGTTGAGTAATAGGATTGACAAGTTTAAATTCTAATGGGATAATAATATTAGTATTATCTGGTTTATATAAAATATTAGAAATAGAAGGATATAGTATATATAAATAATATACTTCTCTTAAATCAATAATCATTTTAGCATTAACAAGAATAATAATAGTAACATTATATTCAGAAATATCAATAATAGAACCTTCAACATAATATTTATTAAGATCTTTTTTAAGACTATATGACATTAAAGAAGTTTTTAATAATGTTTTATCTAAAATAAAATTAGCATCCAATGATTTTGAATTATAAAATTCAATATATTGTCTACCATTAACATAATTAATTTTTTTAATAGTTAATTCATTTCTAAGTTCAAGTAAATCATTATAATTTAATGGTTTAAATTCATTATTTTCTTGATTGGTAATAGGAAATAAAGCAACCACAATACTATTAGTAGGATCAATATTAGCAATATTTAAATTATAATTTCTAAATTGTATTTTATCAATAAAATAAACATTAAGAGTTCCGGTATAAGTTTCCAGATTCTGAAAGTTAAGTACAAATGCATGACCTAAAACTTGTGTAGAAACAATTTGATAAGAAGTATTTTCTTTAACAACAATAAAATCAGTAGGTTTAATATTATATTCAGAATAAAAATTTAATTGATCTGGATAAATAATAGGATCAATAATTTGAATATCAGAAGCGATTTTAGTACCATTTAAAAAATCAATAGAATAAGTAGAAGTAGTAGATAATTTATAATTTTGTAAATTAATAATATATGGATAAATAGGTTTAGTAATTAGATTAGTATTAATATAAATAGGTTTTAATAAATTAGGGTCATATTTAAAAAAATTACTTAAATTAAATTGAGTATTAATAAATAAATAAAAATCTTGATAAGATTCTCTAAGAAATATACCTAATTCATTAATGGTGAGATTTTCTAAATAAATAATACCACCAATAATTTGACTATTAATACCAACAGTATTAGTTAATATATCAAACATACCAATAGAAATTTTTTCTAAATCATAATTAATAGTTAATGTTTTATTAAAATATTTATCCAATTTATTTAATGGTTCAATATCTTGATATTTTTCCCATATTTTATTAATTAAAAATTTAAGAGGATTATTATATATGTATTCAGGAGTATTTTTAAATGGTTGAACAAAATAATCAATAAGTTCTTTTAATTGATCACCTAATTTAACAAGATATCTTAATAATTTATGAACAGAAATTCCAAATCTTCTAATATTATAATCAAATGAATATATTTTATTAATCCAATTATTAATTTGTTCTTCTATTTTAATAAATTCAGTAGAGTTTCTTATAATAGTATTAGTTACTAAATCAAATGTAAATTCATTAGTAATATAACTAGCAATTTCATTAACATCATCAATAATAATATATGTAGGTTGAGTATCATTACCAAATATAATATTATTTCCATCAAAATATATAGGATATCCAGTCTCAATTTGAATAGAAGATAAAAATAGATTAATATTATTTAAAACATCCATAAAAAAATCAGGATTATTTAACCAATTAAATAAATTATTAAAAATAATAGGTTCAACTGTTGTTTTCATAATATTATAATTAATTAAAGCAATAGGTTCATTATTAACAGTTTTAAGAAATTGAGATAATATAATAATTTCATTATTAGTTAAATAATTACCACTACTTAATATTTCAATAACTTTATTATTATTCCATTCTAAATAAATTTGTTTAACAATATTATTTTTAAGATTAGTAACTTTATTAACAGCATTTAAAATAGACCAAGATTTCCAAGGTTTTAAATAATTAAAAATATCAGTATCTTTAATTTGAGAATTTTCAATTAATTTAACTCTTAATTGTTTAATATTATGGAATAATTTAATAGGATCAACAATATTATCTAAATTTAATGAATTAGAAAGGGATAAATTCATATTATAGTATTCTTTAGAAATTTGAGTAATATCAATATCAATAATATTATTAGAAACAAATGTTTTAGTATTATTATCAATAAGTTTAATTGTATTATTGAGATCATTAATAAAATATGTATTAAGAATATTAAGGGAGAAATTAGTAGAATTATCAATTAATTTATATTTATAAGATAATTCTTCAAGATTAGAAACAGAAACATAAATATTCATTTCTAAAGCTTCAGTATTAATAATTCTAGTAGATATATAAAATTCATTTTTTTTATCTTCCATATATTCAGATTTAATAGTTTTAGTTCTAATAGCACTAACTAAATAATTTATATTTTTAGTATATATTGTTTGTATTTGATTAGAAATATATTTAGATGAATTAATATAAAACTTATTAGAACTAACAAAAATGGTATATGGTATTTGATAGGATTCATTTAAATATACTTGATTATAAAGATTATAATCAAATGTAGGACTAGTACTAAAAAAACTAATTTCTTGAGACCATAATTCTGTAGTTATACCTAAATATATTTGATTACCATCATTAATATAAATATTAGATATAGCTGGGTCTGTTAATGTTAAAGTTGAATTATAAGTACCATTAATTTGTTGAATCCATTGATTATCGGTACCTAAATATAATTTATTAGTATCAATAATATATACATCATTTTGAACAGAACTAGATAAATTTAATGATGAATTATAATAATAACTTGATTGTAAAGTCCATGTAGTAGTAGTTATAACAGTAGGAAGACCAATTAATTTAATATCATATTTTTTAATAATTTCAACAGTATTAGTATTGGTTTCAATCATATTTTTAGATTGAATAACAGATAGTGCAACATAAATAAATTCATTAAATATATTAAATTTAAAACCAATAAGTCTATCAATATAATCAGGATAATTTAAATTATCAGTATAACTATATGATTTAATTAAATTAGGATATTCTATTTTACATAAAACAGTTAAATTTTTATCTTTATATAATTCTGTATGTAAATGCCAAGACCCAATTAATGTATCACAATTATTAAATGTACCATCTGGATTAACAACAGAGAATTCATAAAAATATATACATTCATAATTATCATTAATTAAATTAGTAACTTCATTTTCAATAACAGTTCTTCCGTACTCAAATGTAATAAGTTGATTTTTAGAATCATATTTCTGAATAAAAATTAATTTATTATTTTTTAATATATATCTAATAACAGGATATCTATCTCCTTTTTTAATAGTATTATAAAAAACTGGTTGAAGACTAAAATTATATTTAAATTTCAAATTAGAATAATATTCATATTGGTTATTAAATTGAGGAGATACTATTAATGATAATGATTTTTCATTTGTATTTAATATAATTTTATTAGTTAGATAAATATAAGTATTATTCTCTTCAATTATTATAGATTTAATATAATTATATGTACCTTTATATTTAACTGGTTGTAAATAATAAAAATTATATAAATTTAAAATAGATTTATCAGTAAGTAATTTAAATCTTGAATTATTATAATCAAATTCAATATCAATATTAATAGGATAATTATTTTTAAGAACAATTGATGATAATATTTTATTTTTAGGTAAATACATATAATTTTTAAAATATGATATATAGTTTGTTTTCCATAATCTAACCCAATAATAATCCTTAATAAATGATTGTTCAACATTTATTTTATTTTGATTTATTTGATATATATTATTATTAATTAATATCAAATTATTTTTATCAATAGTAACTAATATATTATTATAATTAGGTATATCAGAAATAATAATATGATAATATCCTGTTGTTACTAAAACCCATGTAGTAATATCTGATTTATATAATTTATTATTATTAATAATATAACTATCTGAATTAGAAGGAATTGATGTTAAATCACCATAATTAGTAACAATAGATTTAAATAAAATTAATGTATTATCAGAAGATAGTTTATAATAATTATTATCATAAAGTGTATTAGAATTATGAATATAATAAACCCCAAACCTAACAGGTTCCCATAAATTTAAAATAGTACGAATAAATAATTTATTAGAATCAATTAAATAAGTACCAATAGTAAAATTAGTATTAGTACTAGTAATAGGAGTAATATATTTTTCAAAATAAATATCAAAAACTAATGTTTGATTATCTTTAAATTCTTCTGATAATATTGTTCCATCATTATTAATAAGTATATATTTTGGTTCAAAAGGTTGATATGGTAAAATAAATTCAATAAATGAATTATTAGATAAACTAATATCGCCAAATGTATTATCTAATAAAATTTCATTATCTCTAATATTAATAATTTGATAAATTCTAGCAGGATTAACTCCATTATAAACTAATTTATCTAATATTTTTAATTTAATAAAATTATCAAATAAAAATAATCTTCCATTATTATAAATTAATTTAACTTTCAAACTTAATTCATCAAAAACATTAATATTAGTCAATGTACTAGAATTATCCAATAAAGAAAGTTGAGATGAATAATTATCATAATACATTACACCAGGTGTAATATCAATTGAAGTATATAATTTAATAGTATTTTGATAATCTAGTGGTGGAATAATTCTATTATCATCTCTCAAATAATTACCAAAAGTATAATAACCAGTATAAGAATATCTTAAATCCTTACCAGGTCTTATTAATTTTAATTCATAACTATTATTAAATACATCTAATCCATTAACATGAAAATAATTACCATCAACAGCAATAATTTCACCCATTTCTAAATATAATTTATGATAATATGATATTTGAAATACATCTTGTGAAATATTAGATAAAGTAATATAATTTGATACAAATTGAGGATAATTTTGTGAATAATACAATGATAAATACTGTATATCAACACTAGCATATAAATTAGTAACATTTAGAGTAAGTTCACTAAGTTCCGAATTAGTATTAACATACATTAATTTATTTCCAGTTAGTTTATCTAAATAACATATAATATATATATTTGATTTTAAATATACATTTGATAAATTAATTAATTTAACTAAATTGCCAGTTGGTAAAGTATTAGCAAAATTTTCAATAAAAGGTTTAATATTTAAAATTTGATTATAATCAACATCTAATACTTCATGATTGTTATTAATTGTATCAAAATGTCTTGTATTAATCCAATATTTATAAGATATTTTTCTAGTAACTGTATCATCCAAAATTAATTCATAATTTTGATTAGTTTGTTTTAATATATTAGGTGTACATGTTATAATATCATGTGTACTTCCATAATTTAGAATAGGATTAGAAGTAGATAAATAAAATGGTTCTGAAATTCCATTATTATTTAATTCAGATATAGTAAGTAAACTTAAATAATCTTGAGCTAATGTTGTAGTAGGATCAATAAATAATGTCCAAAAATAGAAAATAAATGACTCAGATGTAGTTTCATTAACACCTTTAATTTTCCATAAATGTAAACCAAATGAAGTAGACATAATATTAAATCCCGTTTTAATAATTAGATTTGAATTATTGATTTCTAAATATGGATTTAATGAATAAAAAGTATTAGACAAATCATTACCTTTAATTGATCCAATAATATAATCACTAGAAAGTCTAGTTTGATTTGAATAAGATAATAATGTATTATCAATTATAACAAAAGATTTAATATAATTGGTTCCATTATAATCAAATGAAACTTTTGGAATTGTAAAATTTTCATATTTTTTAACAATAATAGGATGATATATAACATGATTATTTGATTGTACTTTTAAAATCATATTTACTAAAATTTCATTTTCTCCTAATAATTCAGCATATTGTTTATTCCAAAATTTAATTCCATAATTATTTTTAATAAATTGTGAATTATATGATAATTGTTCAATAGAATCAAAATTTAAATCATTTTCAGTAATATTTTTAGTTAATGTTTTAGTAATAAAATTTTCAGAAGCATCAACATTTTTATAAATATTAATTAATTGTTTCATATCAATATTAAATAATTTATTATCAATCATTTGAATTTGTTTAATAGATTTAATATCTTTAATCTGATAATAATTAATAAAATCAGATACATTAATTGTAGAACCTTTTTGATAATAATAAATAGACCTATTTAAGTTATTTGAAATTTGATAATATGAATAAGTAGGGATATTAGGTATATTATTAAAATTAATATTACCATTAATATCAATATCTAAATCAACATCATAATTTATAAAATTTAAATAATTTTTAGGTAATGTCCAAGAATGATACGCACCTTCAGGAATTTCAAAATTTATCATATTTTTCTTTTCAAAAATAAAATGTCTATTTTGTTGTTTAGTTAAATCAATTAATAAAATATAAGAATCATCTGAAATTTCTCTAATTTGTTTAGAAAATTCATAATTTTTAAAATATGAATATATTTGATTATTAAGTATTAATAATGTTAGTTTATTTTCTGTTAATGAAATATTTCTTAAATTAACAAATGATAAATAACCATATTGATCTGGTTCAATACATTTATTATTATAAATCAAAATATTAGACTTAATAATATATACCCCATTTGTTACTACTATCCAGCCATTTATTGTTCCTAAATATAATTTATCATCTTGTATTAAATAATTTCCTATAATAATACTATCATTTATTAGACCAGTATTTGCTTCAATTTCATTAATAATAGTTATATTACCATTAAATTCGGTTTTTATTTTTTTATTAAAGTATGTTCCTGATGATTTTATTAAAAAATAACCCCATTTTACTAATTTCCATGTAATACCATCACTAATATAAAGTGAATTATTACTAGAATTAATATAATAAGATCCATTTGATTCTATAGGTGGTTCTAAATCACTTTCAAATATACTAATTTCTTCAAAAATAATAATATTACCAGATGAGTCAGTTCTTACTAATTGACTATCATAATAAGTTAATTGTGAAGATATAATATAATATCCTGATGATACTAATATCCATGATGAATTAAAACCAATATATAATTTATTGGTATCTATAATATATTTTCCTTCTTCAACAATATTCATTAAATGATTACCTTCATCTGCAAAAATAGTTAAAAATGTATCAGATAAATTTTTAATTAAATAAATTTGTGTTTCTGCAGGATATATAGATGTATTAATTTCAGTTTTAATAGTTCCATCAAATTCAATTTTACAATATGATTGATTATAAGTCGGATCATTTAAAATCAAAAAACGTTTATCTTTTACTAAATTCCAAGTATTTGGATTTCCACTTACACCAACATATAATTTATTAGTATCATTTATATAAGTATTTAATTGTTCAGTAGTTGGAATACTAGTAGAATCACCAATATTAACAATAATAGATATATAACTAGCTAGAGCTGTTGAATCTAAATAAAAATAAGTTCCATTTTGACTAAATCCTTCAATATCAAAAATAACTGTATTTGAAGAAAATTCAAAATATTTATTTGCGAATTTAAAATACTTGTGTGAATATAATGATGTTAATGAAGATTTAAAATTTACTTGTTTAAATATTTCAATAATATAATTTTTAATATTAGGAATAATAACCCATGAAGTATAATCTAAATTATTAGATAATAAGATAAAATCATTAGAATTGAAAATTAAACTATAATCAGATATAATATATAAATAACCAAAAGAAACTGATTCTTGTTTATAAAATCCAGATATAATTTTATTATTAATCAAAAAATTAGTTTCTAAATTTAATTCAACTAATATACCGTATCCATTGGTAATATAATATTTGGAATATGTAGATATATAAAATGATTTTAATTTTTGAGGTATCCATTCAGTATCAGTACTTTGATATAATATATTAGTAGTAGTATCAATAATATATTTTCCAATTGTATCAATATAATTAGGAATACCATTAGAATCAGTTGTAGTTATTACTAATAAATCAGTATTAATTTTAACTTTATATATATATTTAATGTCAGTAGTTTCAATTATATTAAAAAGTCCAGTAATAGTTAATTTTATAGAATCAAAATCACTAAACATAATTTCAAGAGGATTAATACATAATATATCTGGAATATCAGATTTATTTTCAATTTGACTAATACCGATATTAAATCTGCCACTAGATGCTTGATATTGTCCTTTTATAATTTTCCCATCATCAATTTTATAATATGTAGAACATATTTTTGGAATAAAATGATCATCATATACAAATTTATGATGTGAATTAACATTAGAAAGCCCCATATAATTGAATTTATTAGTTTGTTGTTGATTTCTATTTTCCATTAAATATTTAGCATCATAATAATTATTTTTTTGAATAGATTTAGTAAATTGTGTTGTAGTAAAGTTAGTTTTATCTAAATCATCTAATGTGAATTTATCAATAGTAGTAGTTTGTTGATTTGAACTATCAAAAATATTAATTTTATAAATATCCTCATCTATAATAGGATGTAATAATGAAATAGTATTATTACCAGAAAAATCATAAAAGTTATTAAATTTATGTTGTTGTATTTCATTAAATGATAAATATTGTTGTTTATAATTATTAGCATTAGAAATATTTAAGTAATTAATATTATTATTAACATAAGTAATATGTTGAGTAAAAAAATTAGGAATATTTTTAAGATAGTCAATAAGATCGTGTGAAATTTTCATATTAGCATCATAATATTCCCAAATAGGTGTTAATACATATAATACATTAGTAATATCATTTAATTTAATTAAATCTTTATCGGTAGTAAAAAATACATTTTCATATAAGCGAAGAGCATAATGAGAATATTTAATATAATCAAGATTTGTATAGGTTAATATATCATAATTAATAGTTTTATTATTAAAAATAGTATTTAAATTATTGATATTGGGTATATTAGATAAAATATTTCGTGTTGTACTACCATATAATGCAGTATTAGAAACGTTTAATAAATTAGTAAATGTTTCTAAATATATTTTATTTGTATTATCAATTAATTCAATTACTTTTTTATAATCAGGATTTTTATCTAATACATCATTAATAATACTAATTGTTTGATCTACAAAAAAATCTCTATAATAACCTTTATTTAAAAATTTACTAGTGAAATTAAATTCATCAAAAGCAGGATTAAATCTTCTTTGAATAATTTCATTAGAATCACAAATAATTGTAGTATTATTTATAAAATCATTTTTATAATAAGGATCAACAGTATCTAATTCTTTTATAAAAAATTGTTGAGTAGAAATAGGTATTAAGAAATTTACTTCATCATCATTTAATGTAATTGTTGAAGTAGAAATAATTTGAAATGGTAAATTATAAAATATAATATTAGATGATGTTATAGATTTTTTAGCATCGTAAAAATTAGAAAAATTATTAAATGATGAATTATTACCCAATATAGCAAATGGTTTATTAAACATAAAATCATTTAAATCTGACATTTTTTTATTATTTGTAAAATTTATATCAGTAGAATGTGAAATAAAATTATATAGATTAGGAACAACATTTTCTATTGGAACCTTCATAATTTGATATGTTATTCCTTTTTTAATTTCATTATTTAATACAAGTGATGATAAATCAGTATCTCTAATTGAATCTGTATATAATATAGTAGTATTATCTAATATAGTATTTAATAAATAAAATATAGTTCCATTTGCTTTTGTACGATAAATATTTCTACCAGTAACTCTAAAATCATGTGATATTGGAACAGTTACTAAAACATTTGAATCTGAAGATAATTCTATTTTATTTAAAATAGAACTATTAGTTTCTTCACTAACTATAAAAGATTCAGAAATATTAATATATGTAATTTTATACTTATATATACCAGATAATATATTTCCAGGTACAATATCTTTTAATCTTGGTTTAACATTAGGTCTTTCAATTGTAGATAAAAATAGATTATTACGAAGAGTATCATCATTAATATTATCTTGAAAATAAGTAGTCGTATTATCTTTAATTTCAATTAATAAATAATAATTTCCAATAATTGTTGTTCTATAAATTCTTCGCGAAGTTACTTGTAAATCAGAAGAAATTGGAATTGTGACTGATACCTTTGATAAAGTATTTAATATTATAACAGAATCACCACTAGCAAATGTTTCTTCTTCAGTATTCCAATTATAATAAGAAACTTTATATAAATGTTTACCAATATTAATATTACCAACTCCAATATATTCAATAATAGGGTTAGTAGCAGGTTTATTAATTAATTGTGAATTAATTTGACGTGATAAATAAAAAAATGGATCACTAAATTCATTTGATTGAATATTAATAATAGAATCATTTTGTGAATCAATAAATTCATTAGAAATATTTTTATATACAGTAGCAATATGAAAAAAAGTACCTTTATTACCTAATATATTAGGAGTATTACGATATATCTTCCATGAATTATATTCATCAATATAAATAGAAGAATCTAACTTTATAATAATTGAATTATTAGGACCAATTAATATAATAGATAATTCATCTGATGGATGTGACTCAATATAAGACTCATTATTATAAAAAGATATTTTATAGGTGTATATATTGGGTGCCATACCAGACCCAGAAACTGTATTAACATTTAAATTAATAATAGAAGATGAAAATGGGATAGTTTGTTTAGAACAAGTTAATTTATAATTTTCTTTAAAATTAATAGGATTAACTAAATACATAAGTTTATTTTTATCTTCAGGTTCATAAAAATCTAGAATTAACTGACCATTATTATTAATAGTATATTCATTATGACTTACTAGATTAAAAGGTAAAATAATTTCTTCAATATAAATCTCATAAATATCATTATAACTAGTTGGTAAACTGATATTATTATTATTAATATCAACGAGACTATATAAAGGTCCATCTTGTATTAATTTAACTAATTGTTTTTGTGTTTTGTCAAGAATAATAGGTGTTTGTTGATTAAATATTTTTAAAGATGGTAAAGCATTATTTTTAATATTGTATTCAAATTCTAAATTATCATCACTAATATAATCTTCATAAATAGTAGTAGTATTATTTTTAATATCAACTAATAAATAAAAATTATTATCATTTGCTTTTGTTTTATATATTTTCCTACCTATAATATTAATATTTTCTGAAATAGGAATATTATAAATATTAACTTTTTGATTTATTTCAACAGTACTTTCAACATAATCACTAACATTAGTTTCTCCATCAGTAGTATAATATGAAACACAATATAAATGATTTCCAGGTGTAACAATATTAATATTACTGGTAGTTAAACTAGAAACAGATAATTTAGAAGGTCTTGGTATTTTAATAATAGATGAATAATAATTAATTGTTAATAATTTAATTGTTTCAGGATTAGAAACAAATGATTCAATAATAATTTGATTATTAACAATATTTAAAATATTAGGTTCATTATTGGAAAATTTATTTAATATCCAATATTTATTTGATTTTATTTTTGGATAATTATCAGCAACTATTACAATTGTACCATCTGGTAATGTTTTAATAAATTTATCATTATAAGTTAAATTATTTGATTTAATAATAAATTTACCAGGAAATAAAGGTGATCCTAAAGGTTTCCAATGATTAGTATCACCTAAATATAATTTATTATCATCAATTATAAATACACCATCTATAACAGTTGATTGTGTTGTTTTTGTATCATCAATTTGTATTGGATCTATATTATTTTCTAAAAATATTAAAATAGGTACATATGTTTCATAAGTTATATTTATACTTAAAATAATATTATTTAGATTTGCAGGTGTATAAATAGAAGAAAAAGACATTGTTTTATCTCCGCTAATTGTAGACAGACTTAAACCAGTAAATGATAAATATAAACATTTATTATCAAATTCACTAATAATAATTTCATATTTAATAGAAGTATATTTAATATAATAATTTTGAATTTGTAATATAACATTACAATTTTTATCATAATAATTATCAAATTTAATATAAATTTTATCATTAGTTGGATCATAATTAAAAATTTTGAAATTAGTTTTATTATAATTATCTAATAGTTCTAATTTTGTAAAATACTTATATTGATAAATATTATTAATACTTAATTTATAAAAATTTTTATTTCCTTGTTCAAATTTAGTATCAAATAAATCATATTTTTGTACATTAAAAATATTTTCTTTAACTTTTTCTAAAGAATTATATTCAATATTCCAATTTCCAATCCAACTATTTTTCCATAACATTTCATAAAAACTTTGTTTATAGTCATCAAATGATAATAAATTAGATGGATAAATAGAATAATAAAAACTTAATTTTCTATCATTTGTGAAATCATAAAGAGCTCCATTACTTTTAATTAATGGATAAGTATCAATATATTTTTTATAAAGTCTATTATAAATAGAATTTTTCCATAATATATAAAAAGATTGAAGAGGTCTATTTAGGTCAATTAAATTAAATGATGATTCAATTATTTTTTCACTAATCAATCCATATATATTTTCAAGATCTATAGGAATTAAATTATTCATTTCATTTTCAGTATCTAACTTTTTATATTCAGAAATTAAATTTGGATATTTAAGTTGTTCAGTATTAGAACAATAAGCATAATTATCATTTTGATATTCTGATAAAACTTTATCATTTTGATATTTTGTTGCTAAATAATGATCATTAAAATTAAGTTGATAATTAGGAATACTATAAAATCTATTAATTATAGTTTTTAATTCATAATATAGTTTTTTTGGATAATCAAATTCTAAACTATTAAATAAATTTCCAATTTGTTTTTCAGCAGTATAATAATTATTTTTAATTGTTTCATAAATTTGATTTTTAATTTGAGAGGAGCCAGTTATTTCAAACATAAATTTAGTTAAATTTTGTTGCCAATCATTTATAAAATTATTATCTAATACTTTAATATTAAAATTAACATCATTTTTATCTAATATATTATATTTTTTCCAAAAAATAAAAATTAAATTAGATGGCCCGTATAACATATTAAAAATCAATAAAATTAATTTTGAATTATATGTTAATATATTATTTTTATAATCATCAAAATTTAAAAAATTATCTATACAATATTTATATGATGTATCCATATCATATGTACTAATGGTATTAATTGTTCGTTCAAAATTATCAAAATAATCAAAATATCTTTCAGTTTCTGTTTTATATATATATTCTAAACTATTATTTTGTTCAATATATTCAGAAAAATCATAATATTCTAAATATCTTGCTGAAAAATTTTTAGATCTATATAAATAAAATATCTGATTTTTTAATTTATCATACAAAGAAGTATATTCACCTGTTACAGTTACTAAATTATTAAATAAATTAATATCATTAAATGTTGATATAAAATTTAACCAAAATTGTTCAAAAAAATTTGAATATATTCTTAATATACTTATTATAGATGAATATTTATTATCTTGAATTTGATAATATTTAAGATGTTGACCATAATTTGTTATTTTAATATATTCAGGAAGTAAATTTTGTTCTAATTTATATGAATCAATTAAATAAATAATTTCATTAAATGCTGATAATTTAAATAAATCTTCAGGTACTATATACCAACTATCATTAAAACTTAAATAAAATATTAAACAATTTGAATTACCATAAGTTACATTTAATTCATTAATATTATAACCCAAATCAACTTCTTGTTGTTTGTCAAATGATTTTATAATTTCAAAATAAGGAATTTTTAATTTAAAATACTGATTATATAATAAATCACCATTTTTTTCAAGAATTTTTGATGATGATTTACCAAATTCTAAATTACCTAAATATCTTTCATTTTGACAAATTGAAAACTGTGTATGTTGTTTATACACAGTTTTGAAAAAAGTAATTTCTGGGTTTCCAATAAGGGGTGAATCTTGGATACCAGTCGTTACTAATTGTATTAATCCTCCAGTCATTATTAGGTGAAAATAGAAAATAATCTTTAATTATATATTTAATATAAATATATTAAATGTATTATTATATAATAAATGAATAGATATTTTCTAAAGGTTATACTTCTTAAAGATTGTAAATATTCTATAGCTGCTCATAAATTACTACAAGATAATAATATACCATGTGATATTACATGGGTTGATCATAATAATAAAGATCTATACAAAACAGAAAATATTAATACTTTTCCACAAATTTATTTTAAAAAAGTTGGATCAAATGGAAATTTATTATTAGGAGGATATGATGATTTATCTAGTAGTTTTTCATATTTTTTTAAAAATAAAATAAGTGAAGAGAATATTAATTTATGGATGAATAAATATAAATGGTCAAGAAAATCAACATTAAGATTAATTCAACTTATTAATTAAAAATAAAGCTCCCATTTTTATAAATTCCTATTTGATTTAAATTTACATCATATATAATACCTTTTTCTTTAGCTTCATAGTAATAGTTTACTCCATTAATATCTATTTTATCTAATAAATCTTCTTCTATTATTTGACTAGTTTCTATAATTATCTCTTCTTTTACTATTTGACTTAATTCTTTTGATTTTAAATATTTAGTTTTAATTTTATCAAAATCTAAATCTTCACCTTCACAAATATTAATTAATAGTTGAATTTTTTCATCTATTATATTCTTTTGATATTCTAATTTTATTTTTTTAAGTTGATTTTGCAATTTTTCATCCAACTCATTGATTGAATCAACAAATATATCATGTACTCCTTTTAATTCCTTTAATTTTTTCATTAATATAATATTTAATAATTATAAAAATACTCATTTTTCAATTTTTTTGTAAATTAAATTAGTTTAGATTTTGAGAATGAATCCAACAATATTTTTTGTTTTTGTGATTTAAATTCATATACACGGCGGTTCTCTGACAATGAATGCACTTGTCTATCGTGTTTGTTTGTATTAAACTTATTGAATAGTTTGTTATGTTGATTGGTTCTTTGTTTATTAAGCATGTTATTATTTGAAATAGTTTGTTTATTTGGACAATGTTTATATTTATTACTTGAATCTTTTTTTGGGATATTTCTAAAATTATCTCTTGAATTTTGGTTATCTGTATCTCTCTTGTATTCATTAGTATTATTACATTTATTTATTTTATTTATATTATTATTCAATTTTTTATCATATAATATTAATTCATCTAAATTATCATCTAATATTAATTCATCTAAATTATCATCTAATATTAGATCATCTAAATTATCATCTAATATTAGATCATCTAAATTATCATCTAAATTATTGGTATAATTGATTGTTTCAGCACAATCAATTATATTATTATTTAACCAATAATCTTGAATATAATTATTATTAATATTAAGCATTATATTTAATATAAATATTTAATTTAAATAAAAATCAATTTTTAATATAAATTAAATATTTATATATTTTTTAGATAATTCATAACCAACAAATACCCCGCCATGTAATGGCATCGCACGAAGAAGAGCTAAATTGAATCCTTTATAATAATTAAAAAATCCTTTAATTATATTATTTGAATTATTATTTATTTTCCAGATATTTTTAATAATATCTGTTAGTGTTAAATTATTATTTAATGATTGATAATTTGTTTTTACTAAATCACTTGGATAGATAAATAACCAGGCAGAAAATCCAGATAAACTTCCAAATATAAAAGTTTTATTAAGATTTTTAGACTGATTAAAATTATTTGATAAATAATTATATGTTGTAAAATATATTCCAAAACCAGGAGTTTCTCTAAAAATAGTTGGAATAAAACCTTTATACAAATCTTTTAGATAAAATCTTTTATTCATTTTTAATTCATTATTTTGAAAATTAATTTTGAGTTTATCAACTGGTGTTACAATTAAAGTACACATAAAACCACCAATTATACCACTGCAAAAATTATTTAATCCATATGATTTTGATTTCTCATAAAAACCAAATACAATACTTTTTTCTAACATAATACCAACTAATGGCGGAGTTATACCTGAATATAATTTACCAATTTTAATTGCTTCTTTAATCGTCCTTACTGAATTAGTTTGAATACGTGTTTTTATAGTATCAAATGGATGAGACATTAAAATACCAACCCCTCCACCAAATAAACCATGAATAAAATCATTTGAAGTCATTAACTAATTGAAAATTGATTATTAAGTTATTAATAATCAATTTTTATATAAAATAAAATAATTTAACCTGGTGGATGCATATAAGTTGTATATATATAATTTGGATACGTATAACTTGGATGTATATAACCTGGATACATATAAATTGGATGTATCCAAGGTTGATACATATAAGCCAGTCGCATGTCATATATAGGTGGTTGTTGCATTACCGCATTAATATTAATAATAGGTGATGGAATAGGTGGTTGTTGCATTACTACATTAATATTAATAATAGGTGATGGAATAGGTGGTTGTTGCATTACCACACTAATATTAATAATAGGTGATGGAATAGGTGGTTCAATAGGATATGTAACTAAAAATTTAATTAATTTAATAAGATCTCTAATTCTAATAACAACAACATATTTACCAGCTATATCAACTGATTTAGTTCTATTTCTAATAATAATATCACTTGGATTATTAAAGATGATCCATGACATTACTTTAAATTTTTTATTATCATATTTACTATTTTTATTTTTATTTTTAATAGGTTGAGATTTTTTGATAGTATCAAGTTCAATAATTTGTACACAGGTTGTAATATCTCCAAAAATGAATTTTCTAGTTTTAAATTTGCCATCATGTGTATTAATTCCAATTTCTTCTGCAGTTTCCCGAATACTTGTAGTTTTAAATTCATTTGTTTTACATTTATATTTAGATAAATTTTGACATGATCCAGTAACAGCAAGTTGAAAATCGGTTATTATATCATCTTTAGTATATGCTGGAAGAATAACAAATTTTTCTTCTAATCCTATAAACATAGTACATATTTCATCAATATCACTTGGATGAATATAAAAAGTGGTACTTATTGGTAGTTCTTTAAAATCAAATGACTGTAACATTTTAGATTCTTCTTTATGAATAAAAACATCACCTAAATTAAGTTTTCTAATAATTTCATCAGTAATAATTTTTTTTAAGAATAAATTATTTGCCATAATATTTAATTTATTTAATCAAACTTCTAATATAGATTATATCAATTATTTATTTTTCAATTTTTTAAAGAAAAAGTTTTTAAATTATATTTTTTTAATACCAGTAGCCAATAATAATCTTGTACAACTAACTCCTCTTTTTGCACAATCACAAATAGCATTTTGTTCAACATGTACAGTTGCTTAATAGAAATATGTTTACATGTAAAATTCTATTATCTTTATAAAAAAATATTCATTAAAAATATAATTAATAAATATAAATAATTTAACATTCAATTTTTATTTAAAAGATTCAAAAATATTATATTTAATAAATGTTTTTAGTAGATAAATATTATAATGATTCCAAATATATAACATATCATCAGACAATAATTAATAAAATTCTAGATAGTTTTAATGTACATAATGAAATATATTCAAATATAGAATCAATAATAAAACTACCAAATAATGAATTTGAAAAAATAATAAATAATTTGGAATATGGGACTTGGAAATATTCAAATTTTCAACACTTAATAATTTATGGTCCAAATGGTTGTGGAAAAGAAAATTTAGTAAATAAATTATTAGAAAAAATTTATGGTAGATCAAGTGTAGAATTAAAAGATGTAGAATATACAGTATCAGGTTATTCAAGTACAAAAACTAAAATAATGATAAAACAATCAAAATATCATATAATAATTGAACCGAATTCTAATGGATTTGATAAATATTTAATTCAAGAAATAATACAAGATTATGCTAAATCAGAATTATTAAATATATTAAAACATCGTAAATTATTTAAAATAGTAGTAATAAATAAAGTAGATAATTTATCTTATTATGCACAAGCATCATTAAGAAGAACAATGGAAAAATATTCAGATACATGTAAATTTATTTTAATATCAGATCAATTATCAAAAATAACAGAACCAATAAGATCTCGTTGTCTTTTAGTTAGGATATCATTACCATCAGATTCAGATATACTAGAAACTTTATTATATATTTGTCATAAAGAGAATATAAATATAAGTTGGACTAGTTTAAACCAAATAATAAAATTATCAGATAATAAAATAAATAATGCAATTTGGTTATTAGAAATGGAGAAATATGGAATAAATTATAGTAAAAACTGGGAATTAATAATTAATAATATTGTAAATATGATATTAGAACCAAATATAAAAAATAATAAAAAATTATATAGTATAATAAAAAAAATAAGAGATCAATTTTATATTTTATTTATAACTAATATACCAACTCAATTAATAATAAGAAAAATAATAAAAAAATTATTAGAAAAAATAGATGATCTTAAATTAAAATATTATATAATTGATATAACCTCAATATTTGAACAAAGATTAAGTCAAGGAACTCGTCATATAATTCATATTGAAGCATTTGTAACAAGATTAATATATTTATTTACAACCTATAAAGAACAAAATAATTATAATTATAATTATAATTTAGATGTTCTTGAAATATAAAAATTCTAGTTTATATTAATAATTATGGAAGAAATAAATTATGATTTAGAAGATAAAATTAATATAATTTACGAATATGTATATAATTTGAATTCAAATAACTGTTTTTCTCTAAATAAATTAACACTTGGTAAAATAGCAATAGATGATATTAAAATATCATTTCCCTCAGAAGATGAAAAAGATACCGAATTTTATAAGAAAAATGAAATGGATATTTTAAATGGAAAATTTAAATTTCTATCATTTAATGAAACCAAAATACAATTATTATTTAAGAGATATTCAAATATATTTCCAGTTACTATAAAAATACAATTTTATAAAGATAGTAAAAAAATAAATAATATGGATAATGATATTAATAATGATTCTTTATTTTCATATATTTTAAGTCAACTAGTTTTAACAAAAAAAACTAGTCATATTTTATTACCTGTAATGAATTTGGATGTTAATTTTTCAGATATAGAATATTTAACTCATAATAATATATCAAATTCATTTATTAAAAATGCAATATTAAATGGTAATATAAGTGATAAATGTTGTTTACAATTACGAGAATATTTTTTCAAAACAATGAATTTAAAAGAATATTTATCAGATCATACATGTTCTTATAAAGGATTAATATTTCAAGTTATTCATACTTTAGCAATAATTCAAAAAGAATTTCATAATTTTAGACATAATAACTTAATATTAGAAAATATATTAGTTTATCTTAAGAAAGAGTCAGATACAACAACTGAATATGATGGATTTAAAAATGATAAATTTTATGTACCAAGTATAGGGATTGATATAAAAATAGGAAATTTTGAAAATGCTGTTATTCCAAAATTTCATGGTTTATTTAATGAAAAGAAAGCAAATATAAAATTTGCACACGAACCTAATTCATATTATGATATATATATATTTCTGAATGATTTATTACTAATTAAAAATGATTTTGATTCCGAAACAAATAAATTTTTAGATAAAATAATCCCTCCACATATTAGAGGTTTAAAAAAGTTTAATAAAAACATGATAATTGCGAATCCTATTGAATTATTATATGATAGTTATTTTAATGAATATCATATAAAATCAAATAAAAATATAGTAAATAATAATATTATTAATAATCAGTATTATACAGGTAATACTATAAATACTTATATGGATTCAGATAACTATTCAATATTAGGAAACCAAAATAAAATAAAATCTAATTATAATATAATGAATAAAAAAAATTCAAGAACAATTAATAGAAACCAAGACACCGAATATACAATATTTAGAAAATATAATGGAGAATTATTAGATAAAAAACCTATTAAAAATAATTTAGATAAAAATAAAGTAAATGAATCAAAATTAAAAGGTGGTAGTATGGAAAAATTACCCTATAGAAGTGAAAAAAATACTCCTTTTTTATCAAATGATCAACGTAATACTTTTAAAAAACGTTCAACGGAAAATCCACCTCCAAGAGAACCACCTATTATATTAGAACAAAAAGTTTATGATACTTCACAAAGACCCCCAGTTAAACCCCAATTTCCACCAACATTTATACCCTTATATGATCCTGAAAGTCAAATGATGAATCATATAATGCCATATTCAAATAGAGTACTTAATCAACCTCCTGTACAAAAAGTATATAATGTTAGTTTATCTAATCCATTACAAGGATTTACATCAATAAATAGAATTTATGAAGATATGTTACCTGGAGGTGATTTAGTTACATATTCAGCACTAACAATTTATCAACGTAGATATTTAATTGATTTTATGCGTAATAGTATTTTAGAAAATTGTGATGGTGAAGAAATGTCAGCAGTTGGAAGTAATAAATCTTTATTAGAATATATTAAAATAATGGAAATAAATCCATATAGTATTAAAAGAAATCCTTATTTAGATTTACCTAAAAATTTTTTAATTTATAGAGCTGGATATCCTATTAGATATGATACTAAAACAAAAGTTATTGAATTAGGTAAACAAGCAATGGGTCTAAATATACGTATGTATATGATGTCATTAGGTGATTTAAGATGTAAAACAATAAATAATCTAATAAATGCTGATAATTTTGATTTATGGAGAGAAATAAAATACTATGATTGGGTTAAAAATAATATTATTAAAAATAAAGTATCACCAAACTTTATTTCACCAATTTTATATAAAATTGATTCACAATCAAAAATAGATTGGACACAATTAGATTTATTAAAAAATAATGAATCTACAAATGAATTAATTGAAAATCAACGTCAAATTAATAAGAAACATCAATTAGATAAACAATTAGGATTATTCCAATCTTTATTACCATTACAATTTAGAAAACATAATTCACTAATAAATAATTCTTCAAAAGATACACAATTAAAACCTGAAAATAAAGAAGATTTAACAATAAATTCAGGTAAAGTTTTAGTTTTAATAACAGAAGCACCTACTACAACTATAGTTCAATGGTCTTCATCTATTTATGAAACATTTGGATCTGTTAAAAAAATGATAAGTACTGGTTTTCATACTCCAGATGTTTGGAAATCTATTTTATTTCAATTAGTATACGCTTGTTCAATTTTACAATCTAAACAAATATTTATGGAAAAATTTTCTCTTGAAAATAATATTTATATAAAAGATATTTTTTCAGATACTAATGTTATAGGCTCGTGGATATACAAAGTAGACAGTATAGAATATTATATCCCAAATTACGGGTATATATTAATGGTAGATTCAAAATATGCAGATATTGAATTAAATAGTAGTTTATTAAAAATAAATAAACCTAATAATATTATAAAATATAAATTATATAGTAAAACATTATTCAATGAAAATTCTATTTATAATAACATAGATTTATCTAATCATATTTTAATACAATTTAAACAAATGATTGATCCAGATAATTTTAATCAGAACTTTAAAGCAAAAGGAGGATCTATTCCTGATAGTAGTATATTAGATTTATTAAAAAAAATGCATGATGATACACTAGTAACAAATATAAAAGATTTTATACCAAAATATTTTGGTAATTTTGTTCATAATAGAGTAGGTACATTATTAACAAACACAGAAAAAGAAAATATTAATCTAATGTCAAGACCGAATTTTATAAAAGGTAATTTAATGATTTGGCAAAAAAGATATCAAGAATATGAATGGGTTATTTATTTAGCAGATTCTTCTCTTGGTGAAAATATGAAAAAAATATTAATTAAAGATGCATCCAATAATTATATTGAAGAAGAAGTATTTATTGCTACATTATTTTCATATCCATCAAATGAAAAAATATATCCAGAAAGTTCAAAAAATATGCGATATGATGAATCACATATATATGAAACCTATAATTTAGATAATTTAGTTAATTAAAAATATTTTATTTAGTTTAATAGAGTAAATTATTTCTCTATTAAATTAATATGGTTACAAACAAACCAAGATTTACATTAATTGATGTACCAAGTGCTTTTTTTTGTGATAATCCAAAAGCTAATCTTGCTAGAAATGAATTGATTAAAAATCAAGTAAGAATTAGTGAATGTGAACAAGGTGATTTAGAAGATACATTTTTCTCAGATGAAAATATTAGTTTAATTAATAAACATTTAATAATGCTTATATTTAAAAAAACAAAGGGTCAAATTAAAATTAGTGAACAATCTAAAGAAAGTTTAATTATTGTAATGAGATATATTTTCTTAGAATATGCAAGACATTTACCTTATGATATAGCTAGTCAAGTTAGAGAACTGAATTGTCGTATTGTTAGTGAAGTTGTACCTAAAATTATAACTGAAGCAACTCAACGGATCACATATTTAGATGAGCTAAATAAACCAAGACAACTAATTCCATTACCTACTAATGTGCATAAAAATAATCGTAATCTCCAATCAACTAGTTCAATATTTAATAAAAATAATTAAAATTATATCATTTTAATATTTAATAAAAATAATTAAAATTCTATCATTTTAATATTTTGAATATATTTTTTAACTCTATCATGATCTTCTTTTTCACCTATTTTTGGAAAAATAAAATCTTGAGGATATTTTTTTATTGATTCATCATATAATAAATCAACTATTATATGATAATTATTTTTATAATTTATTTCATCTAATATTTTATAATTTAAATTAGTTAAGCCATTTGTTTTATAATTTTTATAATTAATATTTTTCTCCCATACAGAACTCTCACGTTGTCCTTTCAATTCTTTTAATTTTATATCAATACTTTTGGTACTACCTTGAATTTCTTCTATATCCATAACACTACCAAACTTATTATAATATAATGGTTTATTAATATCATATAATCTTAATAATAAATTATTATCTTCTCCTTGCCAACCATAAAAATTATTTGGATATCCATTTAATTCCTCAAAAACTGATTTAGTACAAGATATTATACCTCCTGCAAATGGTAATATTTCTTTTTTATTTTCATATCTTGTTCCACGAATTGCTAAGGCATTTAGAGAATCTGATATTTTAAAAAAATAATCTATTAAATTACTATCAGGAATCATATCAATATCTGTAAATATATAATTATCAAATCGTTTTTTTATTTTATTATTTAAATAATCAAAACCGATGTTTTTTAATTTTCCAATATTAAATTGATTATCTTTAGACTGTTCAATAATTATAATATTATAATTACATAATTGGTAAAGCATTTTATTCATCCAATATAAAAATGTTCTTTTTTGTTCTAACCTACTATTATTAATATCATTACGATAAACAGTTATAATAGCTATATTTTCAGAATATTTTTTAAAATTTAAATTATTAAATTGAATTTTATATAATACATTTTGCATATAATCAAATATACCATCTTTTTCAAGATATTTTTTATAAAAATTATATCCATTGTTTGCAATAATTTTACATTTATCATCATTATTTATACACCATTTTATTTTTTCAATTAAATCATCTAAATTTTGATTAATAGGTACATAATGTTCAAATGGTTTTAATAAATATGAAAACCATAAATAATATTTTGATTTAGGTATTAATAAAACTGATTTTAATGAAAATTCATGTCCTAATCTAAAAGCAGCTACATGTCCATCTAAATTTAAAATATATTTATAACTAGCTTTTTCATTTAATGTCATAAAATTTGATTTTGTAAATGAAGGATTTATTAATGTTAATGGCTTATTTAATTTTTTCTTTAATTTTCTATTAAATGAAGTAATACCTGCATCTAAATATTTAGGATTTTCTCGTGATAATATGGTAGCTTTAATTCTTGGATTATTATCATTAATTTCACAACCTGTAGCACTACCTCTAAAAACTGCCTTATTTTTCTTATTTTCCCAATTATCTATATCAATATTATTTAAATAACCATTTTTACAATCATCTGGATATATATTTTTACTAACTCGTAACCAATCATCTTGTGTTATTAATGGAATATCAGCAGTATCTTTTGATGGACCAACTGAAAAAATAGGTGCATATTTATCAAATTTATATTTACTATCTAAATCTCTATCAATAATACTTGTATAACTATCTTTTAAATTTTTATTCAGAATAGGATGATCTCTTAAATTTAAAAAAAATATACTATCTGGTAATTTTCTATTTTTACATAATTTTCTTAAAAAATGTTCATATAAAACAACCGATTTATCACCTTCATATTTTTCATATCTAAAAAAACAATCATTCGCAACCCATTGACTTCTATCTAAAAAAATATTATCTGTTTTTAATCTAAATTTATTAAAATATAATTGCACATTATGTTTTAATTGTTTTAAAATTTCATTATCTTTTGTTTTTTTATATTTATCTAATAATTTTTTATCATTTTCATCAAAATATAATTCTGTATAAAAATCATTTTTGTAGTTGTATTTTGAAAAAGGTAAAAATATAACTAATTTATTATTTTTAATACCCACTAATACTCCCTTTTTCATCTTGTCTAACATATAAATCATTGTATTTTTTATTGATTGAAAATCAGTTTTAAATTTATCCCATATTTCTAAAGGTGTATTATACCAAATATTAGTAGTTGGACTTATATTTCTAATTTTATTAAATATTGTTCTAATATAAATAAATCCATATCTTTCAATATCATTTATATCACTTGCATGATAAAGTAATTGATTAAAATTTGTATGTTTTGGATTAGTTTGGTCCCATTTAATTGTTTTTAAACATTCTTCCTGATTTTTAAAAATATATCTTCTTTTTGTAAATTTACTTGTTTCATATACAAGTTTATTATTATTTATATTTATATTTAACCAATCAATAAAAGTTTTCAAATCATATTCTTTTTTATAAATTGGTAAATATTCTCTCGGTATATTTTTTATTGTTTCCCAATAATATTCTAGTTTAATTATATTATAATCAAACATTGAAACATAAAATTTTATATAATTAACTGAAAAATTTAATTTATTATATATATCATTTTTAATTAATTCATTATCACAAATAATCACATTTTTTTTTATTATAATTTTTTTAAATGATTTATTATTTCTTAATTCATAATTAATATATTTATTTATAAAATACATTTTATTATATAATATTATTTATAAATTAAAGTGTTAATTTATAAATAATAAGTGTTGTATTAGATTAATCTCTACATAATACACATCTAACAGAGTTTGAAATCATATTTTGATGAGAAAAATATATTCGTGGTATTGCACCATATAATTTATTTGATAATAATAAGTTTTTTAGTCTTTGTTTGTTTGCTTCATTTTTAAAAATATTTATAGATGGTAGTAATCTATCTAAAAATGATTTAACAATTTTTCTTCGATCACTTGGTATAGATGGAACTGCTAATTGACTAACATACTCACTTGTATATTTATTTATGCCAAAACTGTTCATATCATTTATAATTATGTCAATATCATTAATTATAAGTGGTGGTTTATAAATATATTTAATTTTATTTTCTTCATAATCATTCTCAATTATTTTTTTATTTTCACTTAAAAAAATAACAAAATCTATTAATTTAGAATTTACCAATAATTGTTTATCAGATTGATAGTGATCTGATGTATAGTCTTCATCATTAAAATAAAAATTATCTGCTTTTGTTTGTTGGAAATTATAAATATCACCAGAATAAATAGAATCTTTACCCATAAAAATTCTATAAAATAATGTTTTATACATAACTCCATCTACAGTAAATACTGAGTCATCTTCCAATTTCATTTTATCAAAATCAAAATATTTTGTAATACATGCATATATTTTTTTTAATAAAATTAAATTATAAAAAGGTTTCTTTGTTCTAATAAATTTAATTTTGGAATATTTATTTATTCCATTTCCTTCTTTATCTTTATAAAATAATATATCTAATAGTGGTTCATGTTGATCTTCTTCAGCTGGAGAATATTCAGATAATCTATTAGTTAGTCCAATATCACTCGTTAATATAATTGCTTGGCTTATATCATTATCATAACTTCTTGATTCTCTAACATAAAAATCCATTTCAATAAGTGATTCAGATTTAGTTTCCGAAACACCCTCATATTTTTCTTCTAATGCACTTAGTGAGAATATAAATTTAATTTTATCATTAGGTTTAAGAGTATTTATATTTATTTTAGGTTCTTGTCCACATAGTGTTAAATCATATGACTGTTCACCACCTTTCATATTTTTTTTTAAGAGTAAATATTTTTGTTTATATTTTAAATATTTTTGTTTATATTTAGGTTCCATATATATATATTTATAAATTAATTTAAATTAGTCTTGATATATTACTGTACTAATATAATCATCAAATGTTTCACGTCGTCTAATTAATATAAAATTATTAGTTGTAATATCAATTAATACTTCAGGAGCTCTTAATTTGCCATTATATTGGAATCCCATAGAATGACAGTGTGCTCCGGTATCCCATATTATAAATATATCATTAGGATAGGCTTGGGGTAATAATCTATTTTTGGCGAACCAATCATTATTTTCACATAATGTACCAACAACATTAACTTCTTTTAAATTATCATTATTTTCTTTTTCTAAAATGGATATATAATGATAACTATTATACATTCCTGGTCTCATTAAATTACTCATACAAGCATCTAATCCATAAAATGTTTTTCCATATAATTCTTTAACATTATTACATTTAGTTAAAAGATATCCATATGGTCCAGTAATAAATCTACCATTTTCCATATATACATCAGGAATAACTAAATTATATATTAATGAATTTTCTCTAATTTTATTTCCAATTATTTGTGCTAAATTTTCAATATTAATATGAATTCCTGTTTTATAATCTAATCCAATACCGCCTCCCAAATTAACATATTTAATAGTAATATTTTGATTATTTAATTCAATTAATAATTCAAATAATTTATCAATTAATTCAATCCAATATTCTAATTGTAAAATATTAGATCCAGTCATCATATGAATTCCTAATTCTTCAGTACCTAAAGATAATGCCAATTTACAAGCACTACATATAGTATTAAAGTCCATTCCAAATTTAGCATTAGGTCCTCCTAATATATTAGATTTTGTTTCAGAGTCTGAATGACCAATACCTGGATTAAATCTTAAAAATAATTTTGATGGTAGTTTATTTTCATATTGAAATAAATTATTAATTAAACTATAATTATCTAAGTTAATAATTACTTTTTGATCAATTGCTGCTTTTAAATCATCGTTGGATGTAAAATTTGAGGTGAACATAATAGAATCTCCTGAAACTCCAATCATTTTAGCTAATTGTAATTCAGATAAACTAGAACAATCTAATCCCATACCTAAATTAACTAATAATTTTAAGATAGTAGGATTAGGTAGAGCTTTAACAGCAAAAAATTGTTTAAATCCTGGAACATATTTTTTAAATATTTCCATAAAATTAATAGCATTTAATTTCATATTATATTCATCATATATTTGTAGTGGGGTACCATATAAATCTAATAAATTATTAATTAATTCAGTATCAAAAGGGACTATTTTTATATTATTCATTAGATAAACAGAGATAAATAATTGAAATAATTTTATTCAATTTTAATTAATAGTAAATTAAAATTGAATTAAATTTAATACATCACTTCATTATTGGATAAAGTTGCAGTATTTTCATACATAAATATAATACCGCGTTTACGAGCCATAGTAGTAAATGAATAAGATACTTCAGAACTGGGAGGACCATGAAGTTGAGAAACAGGTTGACGAGTGACAATTCTATTATCAATTTCAATTGCATCAGTAACACCAAGAGGGTCATACTGAAAGTATTCATTTTGAAATAATTGATTCTGAAGATTAGCATGAAGCATAAAGATAGCAGAAGATCCAACTACAATATTATTTTCAGCTGCATTACGGTTAACTTCAGCTAAAACGACAGAACGAAGTTGGTAAGTATCTCCGCGAATTTTAATAGTATCTTCAAAGTTAACTTCACGATCATTAATACGTTCAAAACCAGATACAGTAGCTGGTAATCTGGCAATATTAAAAGGCTGCATATCATTAAAACGTAGAATATTAGCACGTCTATCAACAAAAAAGAATAATACACCACGGGAATAAATTAAAGAAGTCTGACGAGGAACAATAGTACCATTTTCTAAAAAGAATTGATGCTGTTCAAGTGCATCAGATAAACTAATTGGGGTATCCTCATTCATAGAAGGAGGTAGTCTTAAGTTAATCATAGGAACAGCAGTAACAACTGGACCAACATTTTGTTGATAAGGATTAATATTAATTACTTGATAAACAGGAGTTGTAGATACAACAGTAGGACGGAAAGAAAATGCAGATAAAAGTCTTTTTAAGATAGTACCATCATAACGTCCATAAACTAAATCAGGGTTATCTTGTTTATTAAGTCTACAAACATCAACCGCTCCAATAAATTCACGGAATGTTGAATTATAGTATTGACCATTACGTAAGTTTAATACACAGTTCCATAATTGATTCTGAAGTTGGGCACGATTAAGAAGATCAGCCATAGGAGAACGATTATCACAAACAACATCATTAGGATCTTGAGTTAAAGCATAAAATAATTCATAATCAGGACGATTACTTAATGATTCAGCATTATAACGAGCTTTAACAATTCCTCCAATATTAGAATATAAGAAATGATTTTCAAGAATAGAAATTTTAGGTAAAAACATTGCTGCAATAACAGGGTGAATAGAATCACCTGGACGATGACCAAGGTCACGAGCAAAAGTACCAGTTAAAGCTTCAAAGTCACAATCTCTATACTGCATAGACTGGAGTAAAACTTGAGCATGTAAATGTCTAGAACTAGCAAATAATCTAAGAATTTCTTGTAAAACTTTATATTGATTATCATCTAATTTTGTATTAAAACCCTGGAAATCAACATTAATAGAACCTAAAACTTTCATTAAATTAGTATAAGGGCTAATAACATCTGGAGATTTAAGTCCCACTAATTCCTGTTCATAAATACGCTGAAATTCAGCAAATTCTTCTTCAGATAAATTATGTTTGACTTTAAATAATCGTGCTTTTTCTAAAAGAATATGAAAAGGATAATTTTCATTACTATATTTCTCACGAATTAACTGAGCAAACTTTTTTGCTTTTTTACTAATCATTGCATGTTTTTCTAAATAAGCTTTCTGAATATTTTCAACTAAATCAGCATCATCATATTTCTGTCTTAATTTTAGAAAATCAGCAGATGAAATTTTATTATTATTTTTACGGAATAGTTTCTTAACTTCATCTTCTATAGATGAACCCGCACTCTCATTATGGGTAGGACGATTTCGTTGATTATTTTTGACATCAGAGGAATCCATTTATATATAATAAGAATTAGAAAATTATTTTTTTAAATTTTTAAAGATTTTTAAATATAAATATATAAATTTTGCTTTATAGCAAGTTTAAAATAATTTTCTAATTCTTATTATATAATGTTAAGTAAATCAAATATTGTGGCAATTATTAATTCATTAGAAAGAAAAAATGGTTTATCAAGTTCTATTAATGATAATATTATTGATTTAGGTCGTACAGCAACTAATGTTTTTATTCAAGAAAATACAGTAATAGAAGGCCGTCTTACTGGTATATCATCATTATTTATTAGTGGTAATTCTCAATTACAAGGTGCTACTACAATTCTTTCAACATTAAATGTTTCTGGAATTAGTACAATTAATAATACTCTTAATGCAATGGAAGTAAAACAACAATATCAATCAAGTCCAATATCATTTGCATTATTAGTACCAACAGGTTCAGTAATGAGTTATGCTGGTTCTTCTGCACCAAATGGATGGTTATTATGTGATGGTTCTGCCATTTCACGAGCAACATATTCTATATTATTTGGTATAATTTCTACAATTTATGGTGTTGGTGATGGATCAACTACATTTAACTTACCAAACTTTCAAGGACGAGTTCCTGTTGGTAAAGATACTTCTCAAACTGAATTTGATACTTTAGGTGAAACAGGAGGTGAAAAAAATCATACTCTTATTACCTCTGAAATGCCTTCACATATTCATACAATTAATGATCCTGGACATTCACATTCATATATAAATAATGTAAATGATCAAAGTACTGATAATGCTTTTGGAACACAGGCTGCAGCAGATGAGACGGATTTAAGTCAAACAACTGGTGTAAATACAACTAGTATTTCAATAAATGCAACAGGTGGAGGAGCTGCTCATAATAATTTACAACCTTATATTGTACTTAATTATATTATTAAATTTTAAATATAACTTTATTATATGATAATTAATATCAAAAAGTCCTTCTTATAGGGTTTGCTTTATAAGATGAAGATGAGTCTGATAAATCTTTAATAGAAACAGTAGGTAGTCATTCACATATAGTATATGCTAGTATTGATGGATAATATAATTATTAATTAATAACTAATTTATTTGATATATTACAACCATACAAAGTAATTAATTACATAATAAAATATTAAATATAATTATAAAGATAAATTATTAATTATTGATAATAATGAATAATTTATCTAATAAAGCAAATGATTTATGGATAAATAAATATAAGCCAAATAATATAAATCAAATTGTGGGAAATTTACAACAAATAAATAATTTTAAAGATTGGATAACAAATTTATCAATTAATAAAAATCAAGGAATTATTATTTCTGGAAATCAAGGATTAGGAAAAACATTAACAATTAAATTGATTTTAGAAGATTTGGGATATATTCCTAGAATTATAAATCCAAATGAAATAAAAGATCATCGTATTTATGATGATTTTAATGATTATTATAATTTCACTAATTCAATATATTCAAAAATAGATTTTTCAAATTTAAAAAATAATAAGATAGCCTTAATATTTGATGAAACTGAAAATATTACATTAAATAGTGAAAAAAAATATATAATGGATATTTATAAAAATAATAATAAATTAAAAAGTTTTCCGTTAATATTTATATCAAATAATCAACATTCAAAATTATTGAATGATTTAAAAAAGGGTTGTCGTGAAATTATATTTATAATACCAACAATTACAGAATTAATACAATTAATAAAATCAATTAGTTTAATGGAAAAATTAACTTGGGAATCTGATTTATTAATTGAAAAACTAATAAAATTTTCTCAAAATGATATAAGAAGATTAATAAATTTATTACAAGAATTATCTTATCATTTAATTAATGGAAAAATTACAGAAGAAAATATTACAGAATTTATCCAAAAATCTCGTGAGAAAAATGTAGATATTGGTTTATTTGAATCAACTGAGAGAATATTAAATAATTATTTAGATTATGAAACAATAATTAAGTTATATGAATCAGAAAAAGTATTATTACCATTAATGATTCATGAAAATTATCTTAAAAAAGTGTTAAATAAAACTAAAGATTCTTGGCAAAATATAATTGAGACTGTTGTAAAAATATCAGATTCAATATCCCGAGGTGATAATATAGAAACTAGTATATATACTGATCAAAATTGGTATCTTCAAAATATTCATGGTTTTTATACATGTTTAAATACATCATTTTGGATAAATAAATCTAAATCAAATTATAAAATAAATATAGATGAATTAAAGTTTAGTTCTGATTTAAATAAAACCTCATTAAAAAATATTAATAGAAAAAATATCTTTAATTTATCTAAAATAATAAATAATAAGTCAAATCAAGAAGTCTTAATGTTAAATAGAATTTGTAATCATTTAATTCATGAAAATAAAGAAAATGAATTAATTAAGATATTACATGGATATAATAAAGATATTTCAATTAAAGAAATAGAACTTTGTCTAAAAATTGATAAAACTACGGAATTTAATATACTAGCATCAAAAGATAAGAAACGTATTATAAAACTTATCAAAAATTAAAATCTAGAGTTAATTAATTATGAATCATATTTTATATAATATATCACTTATAATTCTTAGTATAGGAATTATTATGATAACTATATATATTACTAAGGCTTCTTCATTTAATTTTATGACAAATGATAAAATATTATTAATGAAACAAAATTTAAGAAGAAAAGAACCTGTTCGTGAGATTTATGATTATAAAATCTCAAAAGAATATGAAAAAATGTTTTTACAACCTTCAATTTGGTTTGGTTATCAAGATTTTGATCCAGAATATAAAACAGAAAAATTATATATTAAAAATATTTAAAGAATATTTTATATAATAGTCTAATGTCAACAATGGATTTTTTAACTGAAGATACAATGAACCCTTCAAATCAAAAGTTTATTTGTATTAGTTTTTTAACTGATCAAACTAATAAAACTACATTATCGGGAATTAAAGTTCGTGGAGCATTTGCAACTTATGAAGATGCATGTGCACATGCTAAAAAACTTCAATCTGCAGATGAATATTTTAATGTATTTGTAGGTGAAATGGGTAAATGGTTACCTTTTGATCCAAATCCTGATTCACAAACAGTAAAAGATTCAGAATATGCAAATGAACAATTAAATACTATGATGAAATCATATATGGAAAATCAAGAAAAAGCAAAAGTTTATCATGAACAAAGAAAAAATGAATTAGTTAGAAAAAATATAATGGAAAATTTAGATACAAGACATGAAAATCTTAAAGAAATTAAGAAGAAAATGAAAAAGGCCAAAACACCGCAAGATCAAGAAAGTTTATCTAAGAGTATGGAAGAAATTGAAAAACAAATAGTAAAAATGACAGAGAAAAAGACAGACTTAGATAGTCAAATTGAATCTCTTGGAAGTCAATTAAAAGGATTTGGTGAAATGAAATTAGATCCACCCAAGCTTTTATAAAAAAATATTTAATTAAATTTTATAAAAATTTAATTATTTAATTTCACAATATTTAATCTAATAGAGTTTCTTTTTTTAGAATATAAACTTTCAGGATCAAATATTTCTAATCTTCTATTCCAATTAGAATCATATGCCTCTTCATGATATTTTCTAAATTTGTTACATCCAACTTTAAATGATGGAACTATTTTGGCTTTATACCAAAAAACTTTATCAGTAATATTTTTACTATGAACTCTATTATTAATAACCATCATACCATAGTTTTCAGTTAAATCTGAAAAAACTTGTTGAAAAATATCAAATGTTTGAAACATACCAGCATAATGTTCATATAGTTTTTTTCTATTATTAATTGTATCTTCAGCTAATAAAAATATATAATCAAAATTAGATCTCATTTCGGGTGGTATACCTACCGCATATTGCATTGTTAAAATAAATGATAAATGATGATGCCGACCATTAAAAAATAGTTCAGCAATATTTGGATCTTTAAGCCATCTTTTATCAGCCATACAATCATCCATTATTAACATGATTGAATCATCTTTTGGTTTTTTCCCATCTTTAATTCTTTTTTTATTATCTTCATTCATACGTGATTGTCTTTCATAAATTCTTGCAAGTATATCTGTAGTATATTCTGAATAAATATATGAATCTGGAATAAAATCAGTATAAAATCCATTTAATTTTTCAGTTCTACTAATTGCAACAGCTCCTGCAAGTTGTCTTTTTTGAAACATAATTTCTCTTGTTAAAAAGGACTTTCCAGTTGCACGTTTAGCAATCATTGCAATTGTACAATGATCAACCATTTCATGAATATTAAATTTTTTAATTGGTAATCTTGTTGCGCCAAATCCTACTTCTTTTATTGTCATATTATATTAAAAAAGAAAAAAATTAAAAATCAGGTAAATCTGTATATATTTGTTGTTCTGAAATATCTTTATTAAACCAAGATAATTTATTATTTAAACTATTGGTGTGTATAAATGATTTAGCTAATGAATCATATTTATTTTGGTTATTTTCACAATTAAAACCTATTAATGTTGGAATATTTAATATAAATCCAATAATTGAGGAAACTAATAATGGAAATTTATATATATCATAAAAAGTTTTACGTATTCTATTATGTTTTTTATCATCTACATTTTGAAACCATAAAATTATTAAGAAAATGGAACCAATTATTAAAAATTGTTTTAGAATTAATTTCATTAAATTATCTAAGAAAATAAATAGTTTGTAAAAATATTAAATAAATTTAAATGAAAAAAATTCTCATTTAAATATAATGAAAGATATTGTGCAAAATAATATTTCAAAATTAATCAAATTAATTAAATATATTTTAATTGGTCTTATTGTTATTCTATCTACTACATATATTCCTGATACTAAATTACAATCTAAAGAAATTATGATGATCGGAGCTACATCATCTATAGCATTTGCTATATTAGATATGATATCACCTACTATTATTATCAAAAAAATTGATTCTAAAAAACAAAAAGTATTAGTAGAAGCATAATTGAATATATTTACAATTGTTCTAGAAAATTTTATTAATTAAAATTGTAAATAATTATTAAAAAATTTCTTTTTATTTATCATATTGGGAGTATCATTATTTGATTTCTTTGATGGTATTAATGAATTTGAAAAAATTTCTTGATATTTATTATCATTTTCTTCTTGACTATAATTTAAACTTGTTTCAAGATCTGAATCTGTTGCTAGATCTCTTTGTAAAACTTTTTTTATTTTATCATCAATAGTCTCTTGTTTACTTTCTGAATGTGGTTCTATTTTAGTTAGTTTTTTTATTTCTGAAATTATTAATGGTGTTGAATCAGATTGACTCTCAGAATTATTTAATGAATTATTATGATTAATTATATTTAATATTTTAGAACCTATAGTTTTCTCTTCAGAAGTTGATTTTTCTATAATATCATTTAGTTGGTCATTAATCATTTGTATATTAATATCATTCACTTTTGTTTCATTTACTTTTATTTCATTATTTGGTTGAGGTGTAAGTGTAATTATAACTTTATCATTTAAGTCTAGTTGTAATGGATGATCAAATTCTTCATTATTAGCTAAATCTTTTTGAATAATTTTAGTTAAATTACGTTCTTCAGCATCAGTCATTGCTTTTTCAAAATGTTCATCATTATCAACTTCTATTTCTTCACCTAAATAAATCTTTAGAATATGTTTAACAGGTAATAATTTACGGAGAGATTCTTTGATTGCATCTTTAATAATAATCATACAATCTCTTTGATTACGTTTTATTTCAATTGGTGGATAATTATGATATAATAAATATGGATTATTCCATAATTCACGAGCACATTCTATATAGACTCTATGAATAAAATCAGTAGTTTTTATATTTTGATATAATAATGGATTAATTTTAGTCTGCGATTTACATGTTGGATTATACATTAATACTATCAAATTAGATTTAATAGTCGCTTTTATTAAATCATTTAACCATCCATAACTATGAGACGAGTTAATAATTCTTTCTGTTTCTCTTTCAATAATATCTTGATTCCATTGGGGAATTGCTTTTAGAAATGATTGAAAAATCTTTAAAATATTATTATTTTTTGATATATTAAGTGATTGTTTATAAACAGATTGTAATCCTTCTAAAATTAAAGGAGTTAATATATTCGTTAAATGTGATGTATATTCATTTTTTGTTTCTACTAAGACATTAAACATATTTATCTATTATTTTAAATTAGATAATTTTTAATTAATATAAGTAAAATACGTTTGTTTACAAATCCTATAAATATTTTATATATTTAATTTTTAATTAGTACATATATTAGTACTTGCATTATTACTTCTATTAGCTAAATAATTAAAATCATCTTTAGTTACACATAAACATCCACTTCCTGAACCTAAATTACAAGTTAAATTTGTTCCAATATATTTTTCAAATTCTTTAGCACCAGTACCACTAGTACCACCAGTAGCAGCATGAGGAACTGGCCATTGAACATGTTTACAACATTGTTTAGAACAAACATTTTGATCTAATCTTTTTAGTTGATTTGTATTTTCTAGAGTTTCTCTTAATTCTTCTGAATTTTTCTTATTTTTATTATCAATCATTGGAAGTATAAAAATAAAAAACAAGATAGAAGATAATATTATTAATATTAATATTTGATTACATTTAATTTTTAGGTTGGGTTCCATTATGATATATTATATAATATATTTTATATATTTTAATTAAATTTTTCTAATATACTATAATGAATATTTTAGAAAAAATAAAGAAATTTGTAGATACTAAAAATAAAGAAATTATTAAAATATTAGATCCAAATAAAAATTATCGGATTAGTTTTTTTAAAAGAGGTAAAACTAAATCATTACAAATATTATATAATGATAAAGTAATTATTGCAGGTGACTACAACTTTTATGGAATTTATCAACCTAAAACTAATTTATGGATTTGGGCTAGTTCAATACATGGTGTTGAATTACGACATATTAATAATATTAGAAAAATGAAAACATTTAGTCACTTATTTGAAGCAAGTACTGATATTAAAATGAACTTTTATTTTCAATTATTAACTCAAGATGTAATATATATAAGTGATGGACATATACTTGATTGGATAAATGAATTAATATTATACTTATCAAAAGATATATTCTTTTTTAATCCTGTAAATTCTAATCAAAATGTTCAATTTATAACTTTAGTAAATATTAAAGAAAAATATTTGTAAATATTAAAGAAAAATATTTGTAAATATTAAAGAAAAAAATTTGTAACTTTATTTAAAAGAACTTATATATTCCCATTTTAGATATTTACAAATTTTTTCCCAAATTTGATCATTTTCCATAATTTTATCAGAGTCTTTATGTAATGGGAAACATTCTAATAAATGATCTAATTCTAGTAATTCACAAAATTTATGTAATACATAAGAATATGATAAAAAGTTTTTACGATTAGGTTGTTTATACATTTCCCATGGATCTTGAATTTTATAAAACATACTTATAAATAATTTTTCCATATCTCTTGTAATTTTAGGGGGTGGTAAATTATTTAATTTATTAATAATATAGGCAACATGTTCATAATAAATATTATATTCTAATTTTTTAAGAATTACTTTCATATTTTTTTTATTTAATTTTGATAAATCAATTATTCTATTTTTATTAAGTTCTTTAACAATATCTATAAATACTTGTTCTGATATATCAGGACTTTGTTTTGCTTGAAATTGATTTAACCATTCCCTAAAATGATTTAACCGTCTATATGGTGAATAATCTTTAATTTGTCTATCTTCATCTAAAATAATTGTTTCACTATCTCCACAACATGAACAAATATAAGCACTCTCTGTTACATTTAAAATTTTTTCAATATTACATTCTTCGCAATATTTAATTCTATTTGAACCATCATCTTTATTAACACGAACTCCCTCAACTCTTTGACAATATTTTTCAAATAAGTTTGCTCTATTAGTATTTTTCATATCATTAATATTATTGATTTGTTTCTCTTTTTTATTACATAAAAAATCAATAATATCTTTACTTTCTTTTATTTGAATTTCTTTATTATCACGCATTTCATAATAATTTGTAATTAAATCACCTGTATTATCATAATAATCCATTTCATCATAATTATTACTAATATTTTTATGTAGAGTTTCTAATATGTCTTTTTTATCTAATAAAAATGATCTATGTTTAATATCATCTAAATTAAATTGATCTCTACGTTCATCTAATGTAGAAATTTCTATATTGATTGTATTTAATTGACTTATAATATCTTCCTTATCATTTTTTTGTTGAGAAAAATATTTTACCATTATACGATGTTTATTATCAAGAGTATTTGATTCTTTTATGGAACTATTTTTACCTTCTTTATACTTACTTTTTTTATTACAAGACATTAGATTATATAGTATAATTAAAACTACTTTAAATATTTTATATGTATAATACTTAATAAGTTAATTTATTTCTTAACTTAACTTATTTATAATTACTATAAATAATCTTTAATAGTTACTAGTCTATATTTATAAAATAATAATTTATAAAATAATAATTTATAAAAAAATAATTTATAAAATAATAATTTATAAAAAAATAATTTATAAAAAAATAATTTATAAAAAATATTATAAAATTTTTAATTTTTGATTTTAAAAACTAATATTTTATTAAAAAATCAAAAAAATGTTTTAATAAAATATTATTTTAATCGCGTAAAATTCGTTTTAAAAAATAAATATTATAAAATTTATTTTCTAGTATTAGTTATATCTAAATGGGTGGTGGTTTAATGCAACTCGTCGCTTATGGCGCTCAAGATGTCTATCTTTCAGGTAATCCTCAAATAACATTTTTTAAAGTCGTTTATAGACGTCATACTAATTTTTCTGTTGAACCGATTCAACAGGTCTGGAATGGTGCTGCTGATTTCGGTCGCACTGTTACCTGCAACATTAATCGTAACGGTGATTTAATTACTAATATGTATGTTGCAGTTTCCTTAAATGCTGTTTCTGCTCAGGATGTTGCATGGGGTTATGTTAACAGACTTGGTCATGCTATGATTGATCAGTGTAAAGTTGAAATCGGTGGTTCTAAAATTGATGAACAATATGGTGACTGGCTTAATGTCTGGTATGAACTTACTCATAAAGTTGGTCAGGAACGTGGTTATGCTAAAATGATTGGTGATGTTGATCATTTAACTCAGGTTTCTAGTGGTGCTAAACGTGCTTATCAGTTATATGTACCTCTTCAGTTCTGGTTCAATCGTAATAATGGACTCGCTTTACCTTTAATTGCTCTTCAGTATCATGATGTTCGTGTAACTGTTCAGCTTCGTCCTGCTTTAGCTCTTGTTAACTATGAAGGCTCTTCTGTTCCTTCTATTCTTCCTTCAATGGCTGATTGCTATTTATTAATTGACTATGTTTATTTGGATTCTGAAGAACGTAAACGTTTCGCTCAGGCTTCTCATGAATATTTAATTGAACAACTTCAGTTCACTGGGTCCGAATCTCTTACTGGATCTAACTCTAAATACAGACTCAACTTTAATCATCCCTCCAAGTATCTTGTATGGGTTCCTCAGTTGGAACGTCATTGCACTCGTAATAACTGGATTGCATGCGCATTTGATGGTGATTGGAATGCTGCTCGTGACCGTTTTGCTAAAGTAATGGTTGCAACTGCCTCTAACTCTGTTTCAGTAGGTGAAGGAAATGTTGTTGTAACATTAGGTGCTGCACCAACTGTAGGTGATTTAGTTCAGGCTACAACTGCTGCCACCGGTGGTGTTAGTGCAGCCATGTTAGCTAAAGTTGATGTTAGATTTGTTGCTCAAAATGCTTCAACTACTTGCCAAATTGCAAATGGTGATTCTAATGCTGCTCTTGCTCAGAACTTATTGGATAATGCTGTTATTACTCGTAATGAATTAACCATGGAAGATGTATCTAAAACTTTATCTCAACTTTTAGCTGGAGCTTCTGCAGGTGCTCAGAATGTATTAAATCTATTTGCTTTATCTGTTGTTAACTACCATAACTACGGAAACTTTGTTGATGGATCTGATAATCCAGTGTGCGAAGGCAAACTTCAGCTCAATGGTCATGACCGATTCCAGGAACGCGATGGTCATTACTTTAACTATGTTCAGCCTTATCAGCATTTTTCTAATACCCCTGCTGACGGTGTTAATGTTTACTCTTTTGCTCTTAAAGCTGAAGATCATCAGCCTACTGGTACTTGTAACTTCTCCCGTATTGATAATGCCACTTTACAAGTTAAATGCGGTTTATACAATGATGTAGGTGATTCTAATTATATTGTCAACTATATTGGAGGTTCCAGTTCTAACTCTCTCCTTAATATTTACACTGTAAACTATAATGTGTTACGTGTGATGTCCGGTATGGCAGGAACTGCATATTCGAATTAAACACGATTACCATCATGGTTACTTCATAAATATGATACAAATATATATTATAATATATATTTCAATCATACACTAATTTATTAAAATTGAATTTTAGTTGGTTTATACTTAAAGACTTATTTATTAATATTCATAATGTCAATTAATTACGTAAAATCAAAAAATTATTATCTTATTAATGAAAAAATAATTTTAGATATTGAAGATAGTTTAATCATAAATAAATTAAAAAATTTGAATGAAGACAGTTTCACTTTTGAAAATGAAATCTGGATTTATAATAACTATAAATCAAAAATTCCTCTTGTTAAACTTTTGTATCCAGAAAAAAAAATAAAATCAATTGATTTTAAAAATAATAATGTTAATGATTATAGAAAAGATAATGTAGTCATAACATTAGATGAAAGATTTAGTAATGTATTTATTTCACCTTCTGATTATACTATATTAAGCTCAGGAGAATCTTATAGAGTTTATGAAGGTAAATTTGCGGGACAATATAGAAATATGTATTGGAAAGTTAAAGATTCTAATAATAATACATATTATATAATGCATATTAAAGATAATATTTATACTAAATTTTCAAAACGAGATATTAATAAAGTTTTAGATTTTGAAGGTGTTAGACCCGTATGGTATCTAAATGTTAATGGATATATAGGTTCAACAATTAGAGTTAATAAAAAAGTACTTAATATTTATCTTCATCAATTAATTATGGATGTACATGATGAAGATATGACTAATTTAGAAAAAACTGTTGATCATATTAACCGAGATAAATTAGATAATAGACAACAAAATCTTAGATTGGTTAATATGTCAGTACAAAATGCAAATCGTTCTAAACCAGAAAGAAGAGTAGATGCATGTGAATTACCAGATGGTATTGAACAAAATGATTTACCAAAATATGTTGTTTATAGAAAAGAATTTTTGAATAAAGAAGAAAATAAATTTAGAGAATATTTTTATATTTGCAATCATCCAAAATTAGAAAAAAGATGGGAATCAACAAAATCTAATGATATTTCATTAAAAGAAAAACTTAAACTAACTAAATTAAAATTACAAGAAGTAGAAGGTGAAATTACTGAACAAAAATACCAACAAGAAACTGGTCAAAATAAACAAATAGATATGCCCTCTTATATTAGACTTACTAATACTAGAAACAAAATGCATTTAGTATTTGATAAAAAAGATCATGAGTCTAGATTAGGTTATACTATGATCTTAAAATCAACAGATATTCAAAAAGAATTAGATAATTTTATAGAACTTATAAATAAAAAATATCCAGAATTAACAATGAGTAAATATCAAATTAAAAATATATGCAATATTAAAGAAAAAGATATTTCAAATGTAGTAAATAATAAACCTGATACATCTATTAGATTATCACTACCTACTAATTTCTCTTTTTTTAAAGAAACACAAGGTGGTTATCAGTTTGGATTTTCTAAAAGTATAAATGGAAAAAGATTATGTGTAAAATCAAAAGTATATTCAAATGATGTTCAAAAAGAATTTAATAAATTTGTAGATATAGTTAATCAAAAATTTCCTCAATTAAAAATTGATCAATACCAAATACCAAATATTACTGATTCTTTAGAGTTAATCAAACCAACCAACTTAAATGAAGAAACAACTGATATTGATAACTCTAATGTTACTAAACCAACTATGCCAACTCACTTTTCAATTACTAAAGTCAATAATATTGACTATATCCAGTTCTGTAAAAAGATAAATGGTGAAAAATATCAATATAAAACTAAAATTAATTCATATGATATTGAAACTGAATTATCTAGATTTATTAATGAACTAAATGAAAAATATGATTTAAATTTAATTCAATCAGATTTTTTAATTATTAATACTAATGGTTGGAAAACAACAAATCAAATAGTTGATCATGAAGATACTAAAGAAAAATTATCTCAACGAGAAAGATCACGTAAATATCTTGAAAATAAAAAACAAGAACTTGGAGAAGATGAATTCAGAAAACAAAATACATTAAAAGCAAGAGCTTATAGACAATTAAATAAAGAGATTAATGTTTAGTCTTATAAATATTAATTTAATTTCACTAATTATTTTATTTTAATTTAATTAAATCTGAATCCTTTATCTAGTAAAATATTTAATAGTTCCATTTAGAGTCATTACCAGATAATAATATTATATGTCAAATAGGTATGTCTTAGAAGTTATTAAATTTAATACTGAAAAAGAGGGTGTTAATGGTTGGTTAAATAAATGTTCAAAAATGGAACATGTAGGTTATATGAAATCAAAGTTTAAAACAAAAGCTAATGCTTGCTCTTATTATAATAAACATCATCCACATATGAGAAAATTAAATGCTCATAAAACATATCAAAGTGATTGGGATTTAGATACTAAATTATTATATATTGTTCGTAAAGATTATGGTTTATATGATTCAATACATCCATTTTCAGAAAGTGATTTACCAATTGCAATTAATGGAAAATGTATATATCCGAATCTAAAATGAATATCATTAATTCTTTGTTTTAATTAGTTATTCTAATTTTTATTTTTAGTATTAATTTATTATTCAAATGATATAATAGAAAGTCTTAATTTAATTTAATTGATAATATGTGTAGTTTTACCAAATTTACATACATTACAAATATTTGTTAGTTCTAATATAAATGTATATATTAATATTTTTCACTAATTATTTCTTATAATTTGATTGCTTCATTGAGTATTGAGACTAATTACTTTATATAATAATTTTTTTAATTAATATATATTCATATATTAATTAAAAAATAAAGTTAAAATTTTCTTTTATATTATAATAACAATAATAAATGTCACAATCTAAGTCACAAATTAATTTAGAACAAAATGGAAGAATATTTCCATCATGGGTTATGGCAAATTTTAAGAAATATATTTTACCAGAAATAATAAGAATAGAAGGTGAAGATCCATGTAATGAAAAAAAAGCAGAAAGTTTAACATTATATCAAGAGTTTGTTGGCCAATTTTTAAATTATCAATCACCTTTCAAAGATATATTATTATATCATGGTGTTGGTGCTGGAAAAACAAATACGGCAATAAATGTATATAATATATTATTTAATTATACTCCAAAATGGAATATATTTTTATTAATTCCTGCATCTCTACATGATGATCCATGGCTAAAAGATATTAATAAATGGATGACTAAAGATAATTTTGAACAAAGATTTGCCAATATTATTTTTATTCATTATGATTCTCCATTTGCAGACAGAGATTTTTTAGAAAAAGTCAAAAGAGCAGATACAAGTAAAACATCATTATTTATAATAGAAGAAGCTCATAGATTTATGAATAATGTTTATAACAATATATCAAGTAAAACAGGTAAACGTGCTCAAATAATTTATGATTATATTCAACAAGAAAAAAGAGAAAACTCAAATACTAGAATAATGTTATTATCTGCAACTCCTGTAGTTAATAATCCATTTGAATTTGCATTAATATTTAATTTGTTAAGACCTGGATTATTTCCAACATCTGAAAGTATATTTGAACAAATATTTATTAGTTCATCTAATTTCGCATCTTTAAATGAAAATACTAAAAATATGTTTCAAAGACGTATTTTAGGATTAGTATCTTATTATATTGGTGCAACACCTGATAAATTTGCACAAAAAACTATTCATTATATAAATTTACCTATGGATAAATATCAAGAAGAAGTATATAATTATTTTGAAGAAATAGAAGAAAAAAAAGAAAAAATTAGGTTACAAATGTCAAGAGGTAAAGTAGGTGACTCAATGAGTACTTATGCTGCTTATACACGTCAAGCATGTAATTTTGTATTTCCATCAATATCGGATAAAATAAATGGAGAAAAACGTCCAAGACAAAGTTATTTTAAAATAAAAGAATCTGATGCAATAATATTAGATGAAGGAAAGAATTTAGCAAAGAAAAATGAATTAATTAAATCAAAAGTAGAAATATTAGAATTTATGAAAACTCTAAGAATATTTATTAATTCATTTATTGATTATTTAAAAGATCATTTAAGAAAAGATAAAGAACAAAATCATACATTAGCTGATGATGTAAAAACATTTCATACAAAATATGATGGTAGTTTTTCTAATTTTTATGAATTAGAACCACGAAAAAGTAGTTTATTAGAAGCTCTTAATTCATCTAGTCCCAAATTTGTAAGAATCATTTTTAATATATTAAAAACAAAAGGTATAGTTATGGTTTATTCAAATTATGTTGAAATGGAGGGATTACAATTATTTAAAATATATTTAAGTTTTTTTGGATTTATAGATATAGATCAAGATTCAGAATTTAATAAGAATAAATTAGAACCAGAAAAAAAACAAACAAAAGATGGTTTAAGATATTGTGAATTTCATGGAGGAATTAATAAAGAAACAAGAAAAATTAATAAAGATATTTTTAATAAATCTGAAAATAAATATGGAAAATATTGTAAAATTATTATGATATCCCCTGCTGGAGCTGAAGGTATTAATTTAAATAATGTTAGACAAGTACATGTTACTGAACCGTATTGGAACGAAGTCCGTATTGAACAAGTTATAGGACGAGCACTACGTTTTTGTCAACATAAAGATTTACCTATGGAAGAACGTAAAGTTGATGTTTTTAGATATAAAATGATTAGAAAATTAGGTAAAATAACAACAGATCAAAAAATGGAAGATATTTCCAGAAAGAAAAATAATTTATTACTTTCATTTTTAGAAGCAGTTAAAGAAGCAGCAGCTGATTGTGAATTATTTAAAAATCATAATATGATGGGAACAAAATATAAATGTTTTCAATTTAATGAAGATTCTTTATTTGATAAACCAATTGGACCAGCTTTTCAAAGAAAAATAGAATATGATTCAAAAATTGATAATGGTTTAAATGCTAAAGATTCATCTAAAGTTAAAATTAAAGTTCGTAAAATTAAAGCAGTTACTAAAATTGAGGATGTTTCATATTCACAAGAAAAAGAGGTTTGGTTATATGAAGAATCTGGTATTGTTTATGATAATGAATTAAATTATCCAATTGGAAAATTAGAAAAAGATAATAATGGTAAATTTGTAATGTTAGAAAATGATATTTATGTAATTGGAGAAATGATTGATATACCTAAATTTGAATTATATAATTAGTAAATTAAATTTTATTTTTTTGAATTTATTAGTTCTCTAACTCTAAATTCATATTCTCTATTATCTCTTATATAAAGTTCAGAGGCCTCTCTATTAGCTGGAGAATGTGGATTTGGATCCATTAAAAGTGATATAATTGATATTAATATAGTTCTTATATTTTGGGCTGGGCTCCATTCATGTGACTGTAATATATCTACACAAATTTTTCCATCACGATAAATATTTGGATGAAACATTGGAGTTAAAAATCTTATAGAAGGAGGTTTAATTGGATAATCATCATCAAATCTTAATTGAAGATCAAATATACCATCTTCAAAAGGTGTATTTATAGGTCCTTTAATTTTTACAAACCAAACCATTAAATCTTCGGGCTTTTCAATTATAATTCCTTCAACTTTATCTATTCCTGATTGTAGTTTATTAAGTTCACGAGTTAGACGAATATTAGCTAAACTTGACATTATTAATAATTATTTAATTATATAATTATTAATAATCAATTTTTTTAATACTTTATTCTATATAATGTTTATAGTATTTGTAAACAATTTTTTTATTAAATCATTTTTATTGAATTTAATGATGCTAGATTACCAAAGTTAATATTAGAATTTGTTAATTGATTTGACATACCATTATTAGATTGCTGATTAGCCATTTGCATATTTAATTGGGATGGATTTATAGTTTGTGAATTAGATAATTTAGATAAATTAACTAAAGATTCTAAATTTTGAGCCATTTGACTAGGTTCCATCAAATTGGATGTCATTGAATTGTTCATTTGATTATTATTTAGGGGAAATAAATTATTAACAAGAATAGAATCAACATTAGCATTACCCATCATATTAGCATTACCCATCATAGGATTACCCATCATAGGATTAGCCATATTAGCATTACCTATCATAGGATTACCCATAGGCATAGGCATATTAGAATTACCCATCATAGGATTACCCATCATAGGATTAGCCATATTAGGATTACCCATCATAGGATTAGCCATATTAGAATTACCCATCATAGGATTAGCCATATTAGGATTACCCATCATAGGATTAGGCATATTAGGATTACCCATCATAGGATTTGACATATTAGGATTACCCATCATAGGATTTGACATATTAGGATTACCCATCATATGATTTGGCATATTTGGTAAAGATGTATTAGGGTTAGAACTTAATACACTACTAATAGTATTAAATTGATTTGAATTATTATTTGTATGATTTTCAGTATTTAATAAGTATTTCATTTCTTCAGTTGTATTTTCAGAAGAATCATTATTACCATTATTAGTACCAGATTTTTTATTATTAATAATTCTATGTCCTGTAAAACTATAATTTTTTTTAGATGATTTATTTTTCTTCTCGGTTGGTTTAGCCATTATATAATCTTATTAAGAAAATATTTACTAAATATTATTAATTATTTTTTATTTTTTAATTTTTTTTTTTTAATTTCACTTTCAATTTGAAGTATTTGTTCAATCAAAGTTTCATTTTTTTTGATTATAATTTTATAGTCTTTTTCTAATTCCTTATAATAATCAAGTTTTTTATTAAGGTTTTTAATTTCTTTTTTTAAATTTTCATTTTCATTATCTGAGGGTATTACTTCACTCATCATTTCTTTCTTAACTTCTTTTTTAAGTTCATCTTTAAATTCTGTTTCAGACATTTTTTGATAAAAAATAGCATTTGGTATTTGAACTGACCAAGTAATATTACCATTTGATAAAATTATAAATCTTCCTTCTGGATCAATCTTATTAAGATTTCCACCCATTCTAAATAATTTTTCTTTTGTTTTTGGATCAATAGAAAAATATCTAATATGTGTACCAATTGGTACTGTTTTAATATCAATTGTTTTTTTATAGTCTTTTAATTTATCTTTAATTTCTTGATTAGTTAATTTATCTTGATATGTTTTATCTGGTTTAAAGTAACTTTTATTTGGTTTTGTTGTCATTTGATATTAATTATATTTATATAAAAATTCTTTAATTAATTTTATATAAAGACATTTTTATTAATTATAATTAAATGTTAGAAGAATTAAATTGGTTTACAAATTATGGTATGACAACTGATATAACAAATTTAAATAGAGTAAATGAATATATAAACAAATTAAACAATAAAACAAATGATAAAAATGTAGAAACTAAAATAAATCAAATTGAACGAGATTATCAAGATAAATTGAAAGAAATAACACACTTATGTTATAATAAAGAACAAATTGATAAATTAAAAGTAACAAATAGTTTAACAATTCTACAAAAAGAATTAGATATAATAAAGTTATTAACAAAATATACATTACAAAATAAAAATTTAGATCATCTTTTTTATATATCATGTCTAAAAATTTTACTTGATTTGAGTGAAACATTAAGAAATAGATTAAGTCAAAAAGAAATAATTCATGAAAAAACAGAAAATGAAACTAAACAACATAATGAATTTAATATTTCAAGATGTTCGTATAAATTTTGTTCTTATCAAGATAATTGTTCTTATAATTATAATTCTAAAACTAAAAATTTATGTTATCAAGATCATTATGTTCATAATATGGTATCTGCAGATTTAAAAATTTTAATTGAATATGTAAAACAAAAATATGAAAAAAATAATTTGGTTTTACATAATAAAGAAATATTTAAAACAATAAATACTTTGAGTTTTGTAATAGGACATATGGAAGTAGAATTAAGAACTAAATGTCTTTATTTACCAGAAATAGAATGGGAATCATGTCATTTTGTTAAAAATAAATAATATAATTATCTTAAATTAGGGGAAAGATATTCTATTTTAAGAATTTTAAAAACATCATATTCTGAAGTTATTGGAATTAAGGTACCATCTTCTTTTGTTAATCCATATTCGGATAATTTGAGTTTTAATTTTTTTGCAATTTTTCTCATTTTAAGATTTAATTCTGCAGAACCAGTAAAATATAATAACGCAGAAGGATAAACATCATAAGAAACATATCTAATATCAATTCTTCTATATGGATTATCTTTATATTTAGCAAAACCCATATATTTTGTTTCATAATTTTTATCTGTAATATCATCAACTAATAATGGATTATTATTATTTAATTTTATTGGGTTTTTTAATATTTTTACAAGTCTATCTAAATGATTAATCTTATCAGGATTATTCATTGTAGTACCTAATTTACTTACTAAAATATCAATATCTCCACTTACTAACTTTTCTCTACGATAAGATCCGCATATTTCAAATATATATTTATTATTATCATCTAATTTATATTTTTTATTAAGTTTATCAATTTCTTTTTTAATTAATTTATAAACTTTTGTTATTTCTTCTCTTGGAATATTATCCAAAAATTTCCCATAATATTTAATACCTAATAATATTTTATCATTAACATGAACTAAATTAGATTTTATTTTTTTTTTTAGATCGCTTACAGATGTAATTCCTTGTTTAACAAGTTCTAATGCAGTCGTCCGTCCAACTCCTACAATAGATTCTAATTCTTCTATAATTTTTTCATTTGGATCAACAACTGTTTTAAAATCTGATAACTCTGATAAATATCCATTTTTTAAAATTTCTTTAATTCTATTAATAGTACCTTTACCAATACCAGGTAATTCATTAAACTCACCTAAATTTTCTTCTGTAATTTTTTTAGGATATTTTTTAATAATATTTAGGGCATTTTTGATTTGTTTTTGTCTAAAACTATTTACTATATTAAGTTTCTTATCATTATTTTTTTTAGCATTATCTATTTCTAATTGGATAAAACTAACTAATTTTTCAAATTCTAATATAATATTTTGGTTTAATGATTCTGTATTTAATGATCCTGAATATGAGTTGGACTTGGCTATTTTAATTAAAGTTGACATTATAAATATAACATAAATTAAAATCATTTAATTTCAAATTTCATTTTTTTTATATGAATTTTTAACATATAAACTTATTATTTTATAGATATAATTAATGAAAGTTAATATAAATTTAAATTTAAACGATGTTGATAGTTCATCAATTTTATTTTTAAATAAAGATATAACTATAAATGTTTCACAATTATATAATCTAAGTACTTATTTAGAACAAGTTAGGAAAATTAAAAATATTAAAAACTTTATAACAGAATACCATGAAATATTACATGCAATAAATTATGATTCAGATGATATTAATAATTATTGGATAATATTAGATAGAGATTATAATTTTTTAGATATTAGAATACCTCAAATAATAGATCCTAATAATGAAAAAATATACACACACTTATCTGAATTAGAAATTAAAATAATAAAGTTATTAAGTAATTTTAATTAAATTATTATATTTAAAAGATAATTATTTTTCATATTATAATGAATTTAAATATTATACAAAGAATATTTCCATTAGTAGTTAATCAAGAATTATTAGAATATGATATTGAGGGTATTTGGTCAATATCATTGCCATATGAAGCTGATTTAATTTCTCTAATTATTATTAAAAATATTAATTCAAATAATAAAATATTTGATGGTACAGGAGGATTAGGTGGAAATATAATATCATTATGTAAATATTTTAATAGTGTAACATCATGTGAAATAGATGAATCAAGATATCGCATGTTAGAAAATAATATTAAAATATTTAATTTAGATAATATAAATTTAATTAATGGAAATTGTATTGATTACTTAGATGATGATTATGATGCATATTTATTTGATCCACCTTGGGGAGGCCCTGGATATAAATCAAATAATAAAATAACAATAAAATTAGGAAATTTAAACCTAGTAGAAGTAGTTAATAAAATTAGAATAAATAATAATTCTCCAATATTTTTTAAACTACCAAATAATTATGATTTAAATGAATTTGATGAATTTAATTATATTATTAATAAAATTAAAAATTATTTATTAATTTCTATATTTTAATTATGACAATAATAAAATAATAAACAAGCATTTGAACTTTGAAGATCTTGTTTACTTTTAGCCATTATTAATGAATTTGAATCATTATATAAATACCAATTATTATTTATCATATTTTTAACTATTGAAGTATAATGACCATGATTGATATTTTCACCATGACCGAATGATTGATGTAAGTTGATTCCAATTAAGTCATATTTTGAATTGACTTTATAAGGACTCGCTGGATTAAAATATCTTGTTAAATCTAAATCTTTAATCGGATAAATTACATTATTATTTAATTTTTGAGTTGGAATACCAAATGGATTAACTAAAAATCTTTTAATATGAAAAACTAAAATTTTAGGCGTCTTCCACAAAAGACTTTTAGTATGACCTTGATTTTTTAAACCACACATTTCACAATTCATTTTATTATCTTCGTCTAATTGTTCTTCTTTAATTAAATGATCAATACATTCATAAATATCAAATGATTTTGTTATATCTCTTTTTGTTTTAATTGGAATTGATAATCCAAGTGTTATATATGGTTCGTATCTAGTTATTTTAGATTCACAACAAATACATTTTCTATTAGTCTCAATTAATCCATTAAATAGATTTATTAATGGTGAATACTCACGTGATTGAAATCTCATCCATGAATTATTTGCCATAAGATTATTAATTGACTCATCAAATGATAAGTGTATTTGATCATCTTTAAAATTAAAACCAGGTATAAATTCTGTCTTTATTCCAACTTCTTCTTCAAGTTGAGAAATAAGAAAAGTAAAAAACTCTTGTGAATCTTGATGATTATGTTCATTCCACATATCATTTTTACAACCAATTATTTTTTTAAAACTAGTGGGTGTAATTGCAGAATCATCATTTTCCATACTTTTTTTAAAAAGTCTAAATAATTCAAAAATAACATATTTTTGAATTATTCTTTCACGTGTATCATAATTATCTTCTAAATTTTCTTTTTCTATTTGATAATTTATTTTTTTTATTAATACTTCTCTAAATTTAACTTGAGTTATCCATTCTGTAAATAATGGTATTTGTTGTAAAATATGTAATATTGAATTCATATAACAAGTAATACCCTTTATATTTTTAAACTTACTCATACCAAAATTAATGGGTTCTATATTTTGTAATTCTTCAGTTTTTTCATTATTATCAATAAGTGTATTGTTAGTTGACATTAATAGATAAGTTATTCTATTAATAAAATAACTTATCAATTTTTTAATAAATCTTAATTTAATAACCAATCCATTCAGCTCTATACGCACTTATAGTATTATAAGGTATATTTCCTCGTATAGGAACATCGTCAGTTGTATTTATTAATGTTGCTGCTAAATTAGTTAGTTCTATATCATGCCAACAAGTAATTCTCCATCCTCTATTAATGTAAATAAAATCCCAAGCATCACTAGACCAAGCATCAAATCTGTCATTATATAATTTCCATGTACCTTCATATAGTAACATAGTTGATCCACCGCCATCAATTGCAAAACCTGCAAACTTTGCTAGAGGTAATATTCTTTTAAGCAGTGCCTCAGTTATACAAGTACTACCGATACAAAGTTGATTATCTGCCGTAATCTTATTAGTAGCTCTAATATTTCCTTGTCCAGCACCTGCAAAATCCCAAGTACCTACAGTAAGACCAGATCTTCCATTTCTGGTATCATTAATTGATAAGTTTCCATATAAGGCAGTTTGACCAGGTGATGCATCATCTTGATTAATTCTTAACCAGTCACCTCCTATTCTTGATATACCATTTGTATTTACATTACCTGATGCTATAACATTACCTGATGCTATAACATTACCAGAAGATGTTATATTACCAGAAGATGTTATATTACCAGAAGTTATATTACCAGAAGATGTTATATTACCAGAAGATGTTATACTACTGTTAGTTATGACGGGTCCTTTTAATGTAGCATCTCCTTGTACTAATATATTTCCAGGAAGTGTAATACCACCTGTTTGAAGTTTAGTAGATATATCTGATAAATTTTTAATAGCAGCTACATCAATTTTATAAGTATCATATATAAGTTGTTTAACTTCTGTTTTTTGTGTATCATCTAAATTTGCCATATCTTCTCTAGTTGGTTTTGTCCAATATAAATGAAAAATAAAAATAAATCCAATTATAAAAAGAATTATATATTTATTACAATTTGTATTTTCTAATGATAACATTTATATATAATAATTTAGAATTTAATTTAATTTAATGAATAAATTGATTCACCTATTTTATTAATCTTTTCTAATGCAAATTAATTATGAAGATTGATTTTAAAAAAATTATTAATATTAAAAATAAACGAGATTTGAATAAATTTCAATTAGATAAACCATTATATCAATCAAATTATTTATTTCATTATTTAATTCAATTAGGAAATTTAAAGGGGTTAAGATTATATAAATTTCCTATATATATTGAAAACAATGATGGATTAAATGGATTTCATTTAGCAGCAAAAGAATTTAATATTGATATATTAAGTTATTTAATTGAAAATTATCCAGATTATATTTATAATCGTGATGATAATAGAAATGCATTTACTAATCATTTACCAATAGAACAATTTGTTATTTTAATTAAAAAATATCCAAAATTAGATTGGGATGATTTAATTTTAAATGGTACAAGAATACAATATGACCTTTTTAAAATAATATTGAGTAATTTACATTATAAAGAATTAAAAGAATTTATAAATTTGTATAAAATAAAACCTCAATATGAATGTCAATATTTATTTTCAATTTTAGATAATCAACTTATTCAACTAAAAGATAAAATTAAGATATTAGATAAATATTCAAATGAAGAAATTAATATTAAAAATGAATTAGGAGAAGGAATAATATTTACAACAATAGATAATGATGAATATGAATTATTTGAGTATTTATTAAAAAGAGAAATTGATTTATATTATAGTACACTTATTCATTCAGATAATCCATTAATTCATGCTTTATTTATTGATATAATAAATAATGATTTTAAATATAGTAAAATAATATTAGAAAAAATAAAAGAAATAAATAAAGAATTTTATAGAATTATAAATAAGAATGCCGATAATATTGCACACTCTGTATTATATTTTAGAATAAGTAGAAATAAACAAATAATCGCAGCTGAATATAAAAAAACAATAAATTATTCTCCAGATTTTGAAATTTTAAAATTAATTGATAATTATTCTTGGAATCAAATTAATATATATAAAATGACTCCATTAAATTTAATAACAAAATTAGAATTTGATATTTATCATAAAATATTTGAAAATAAAAAAATAGAAGTTAGTCAACATGTTTTTACTATGATTAATAAAAATAATAATGTATCAACTGATCCAAATTTAAATAAATGGATCAAATTATTTAAATCTTTTGATGAATACAAAGAAGAAAAGTCTAATATAAATATAAAAGAAGAAATTTATTCTCATTATACATTATTTCAAGCAAAATTTAAAGATGTTAGTATATATTCATTATATTTAAAAGAAACCTATTGTGAATTATTAATACCTAATATGGATTCATATTTATTAAAAAATTTAACTTTTGAAGATTCATTTCCTTTTTCAGATGATATAGTAACAAAAGAACCGATATTCCCTTGGATAATATCATATTATGATGAAAATAATTATTATATTCATCCTTATTTAAATAATATTATAAATAGTACTAGAAGGTATAAGGATAAACTATTTGCAGCAGTATTTATAAGTTTAATAACTGATAGAACATTACATGCAAATATTTTAATATATGATTTTAAAAAAATGACAATTGAAAGATTTGAACCATATGGAAATACAAATATGATAGATGAAGCAATGGATAATATATTAGAAGAAGAATTAACTTGGAACACTGGTCTTAAATATTTAAGACCATGTGATTATTTACCATGGACAGGGTTTCAAACATTATCAGATGAAACAAACTTAAGTAATCAAAAAGCTGGTGATTTTGGTGGCTTTTGTTTAGCTTGGTGTTTATGGTATTTAGAAACTAAATTAAAAAATCCAGAAATTGATTCAAAAATATTAGTTGATAAAGTAATTCATAAATTAACCAAAATGGATATTAAAGTAAGTGAATATATTAGAAATTATGCAAATAAAATTAATGAAAAAAGAATCAAATATTTAGAAAATATAGGTATTAATAGTAAAACAATTTCAAATATTAATACAACTATTGAAACTAATATTATATTAACAAATTATTTAATAAAAAAATTTAATAAAACAAATAATTAAAGGTTTGAAATAAAATCATCATCAATATTTATTTTAGTCTCATTATCTATAATATTATTATCTTCAAAAACAATTGATACTGTTCTATCTTCTTTTGTTTCTCTAATTTGAGTTAGTTCTCCTTCTTTACGAAGTTTTTTAATATCTTCATTTGAATATTTATGAACAATATAATATTTATCACCAGATGAAGTTGTTTCATCCATTATAATAAGTATATAATCACCTTTTTCAAGACGTTGTTTTCTTGGTCCTTTACAAATAGATCCGCGAGCTTTAGCAATTATTATTTGGCTAGTTTTATATATGGTTACTTCAAATCGCGAGCTTCCTTTATCACAATTAACAATAGCGTATTCTTCACCACTTTGACGATATTGTAGTTCTTTTAGATTTAAGAGAGTATTTTTTCTATGTTTTGATTTATGTGTATGTCCGTGCATTTTTTGATACCTATAATTCTTTTTGGTCAAATAATATATTTTTCAATTTTTTTAATTAAATAAAAATTTTGTTTTTATTTAATTAGTATATATTTTAATACTTGATTTATAAATTAATTGTTTTTAAGTTTTTATCCAGAACATGTATCGCAACTTTCAATTTTATTATCAGATATTACTTTATTGATAGTATTTGTTAGTGTAGGATCAACTGTAAATTTAATAGCATCTGCAGATGGTTTAGTTCTTAAATAGTACATACCTGTTTTTAATCCATTTTTCCATCCCCAAAAATGCGCAGAACCAAGTCTTTGATAATCTGGTTCAGCCATGAAAATATTCATTGATTGTGTTTGATCAACATAAGGACCTCGGGCAGCTGCACCTTTAAGTACCCAAATTTGTTTAATTTCCCACATAGTTTTATAGATTTCTTTAATCTCAGAAGGTATATCTTCATGTAATTGAATAGAACCATTTAATGAAATAATTTTATCTTTGGTTTTTAATGACCATAATCCTATTTTAATTAAATCATTAACAAGATATTTATTAATAATAATAAAATCACCAGCTTGAGTTTTTCTTGTATAAATATTATTTGTAAAAAATTCAAAACATTCATTATTACCAAGAATTTGACTTGTTGAAGCAGTAGGCATTAATGCGGTTAATAAACTATTTCTTGTTCCATACTTTATAATATTGAGTCTTAAATCATCCCATTTTTGTTTATTTAATGGTTCTTTACCCCACAAGTCAAATTGAAATTTACCTTGAGATAATGGTGAACCATCAAATGTACTATATGATCCAATAGTTGATAGAGATGGATCTCTTTGTAATTCCCATTTATTTGGTTTTAATTTATGATATAAATTATTCATTGAACCATCTAATTTATATTCATCTGAATAATAATCAGGATATGGTATATTTGTTTCATTTAAATATAAAATTAATATTTTCATATCATCAGATCTTTGTTTTGCAATATCATTTGATGCAGTCATTGAAGCTAAATATATTGTTTCCATAACTTTAGTATTAAATTCAAGTGCTTCATCCGAATCAAATGGTATTTTAATAAGAACAAGTGCATCTGCTAAACCTTGAATACCTAAACCAATTGGTCTATGTCTCATATTAGAAAATTTAGTTTGAGGTACTGGATAATAATTAATATCTATTACTTGATTTAGATTTATTATTGCTAAATAAGCAACTTCATATAATTTATTATAATCAAATGTAGCACTAGTATATTTATATAATTCAGCCCAGCCTCCAATATGTTTATCATCTATAAAAATTTGTGGAAATGTTATTTTAGATGAATTAAGTTTTATTTTAAGTTCATTTAATGAGTTAATATTAAATGGTATTTCTAAATAATCAATATTATAATTAGTTAAATAAGATTTGGTAAATTTACAATATTTACAATTTGGTTTAGTATATATTATCCATTTACTATTTTTATCTGGTATTGTCCAAGATTTAACAAATGATTTTAATGAAAGAGAACCTAAATTACATACTGCATATTCATTATGATCAGAATATTCAGTAATTTCAATACATAAATTAGAAGATTTAATAGTACCTAAATTTTTTTGATTAGATTTAATATTAATTGCATCTTTAAAACCTATATAAGGCATACCTGTTTCTATTTGGGATTCTAATATTGCTAACCAAAGTTTCCGTGCTTTAATAATTTTACGAAATTTACCTTCATTAACATATTTCCAATAAAGATTTTCAAATTCATTTCCATATACATCAGGTAAATTAGGACAATCATCCGCACTAAGTAAATACCAATCACCATCAGCTTCAACTTGTTTCATAAATAGATCACTGATCCATAAAGCTAAAAATAAATCACGTGCTCTCATATTTTCTTCTCCAAAATTTTTTCGTAAATCTAAAAATTCAAAAATATCTGGATGATGAGGTTCTATATAAATGGCTATTGAACCTGGACGACGTCCACCCTGATCAATCCATCTAGCAATATCATTAAATACTTTTAGAAATGGAACTAACCCATTTGAATGTCCATTTGTACCTTTAATTAAACTATCTTTACCACGAATATTAGAAACATGAAGACCTATACCACCAGACCATTTAGATATTTGTGCACATGAATTCCATGTTGTTGAAATCGCAGTTAAATCATCATTAGTACCTAATAAAAAACAGTTTTCACAAATTAATCCTTCCACATTATATGAATGATCATCATCAACTCCAATTGTATAGACATAATCAGGTTTTAAATCAGTCTTATGTAATGTATGGATTTTAAGATAACTAACTTCATTAATAATTTTAGGAACACACAATACCCATTCACTTACATCGGTAGGGTTAGGTGAATTTGTAACCTCGTTTAAAGATACTTCTATTCCATACATTCTAAATAGATGATATAATTGATTCAGTAAATCATAATTAGACATTTGTACTGTTATAGATCCTTCTTTTGAAATACATCTATTTGTAATTAATCCAGTCAAAAAATTATAAATCATTTTAATATCCCAATTAACCATATTTTTCCAAATATGTTTATCACTAAATTCTTTCCCAAACATATAATTAAATAATTGTCCAATTATTTGGGAATCATATAAAACTTGAGTAATATTTTTGTCATTCATATTATGATAAGATGTTTTAATACCAAAAGATGTTTCCATTATATTTGAAATAAAATTTATTTCTTTTTTATTATCTTTATGTACGGTAAATCCAATACCCATAATTTTGTCTTTTTCTATAATAATATGACCATTTCCAATAAACATTCCCATAACATTAGCTAAATCATTATCAATAATAATAACTTCATTACATTTATCCATAACATTTTCATCAATTTTAATAATTTTATTTTTAATTAATTCTTCCAAATTTATAGTTTCATTTTTTAATGTACCCTTATAAGATGGAATTGCAATTCTACAATCTAATGTTTTATTCATTTCTTCTATAGATATCCATCTTGGTTTTTTATTTTCTTTTGAAATTGCCCAAAAACGATGATTACCAGTTACATAAATTGGTTTTGATTTATATACTATTAATTTATAGATATCACGATTATTTAAAGGATTTTTATGAATTTGAGATACATTTTTAATTTGTCCTGTATGACTAACTACTTTTTCTCCAACATTAATTTCTTGAATCTTTTTTATTCCATTCATTGTCATAACTTCTGTATTTTCAACAAAACATGAAGATAGTTGCATATGATTTGTACCAGAATTATACATAGTTGGACTAGCATGAGTATAAAATCCTAACGACATTGTTTCATAAGTTTTTTTAATTAATTCTAAATTACCTTTTTGAAGAGTAACTGCGACTCTCATTAACATATCTTGAGGTCTTTCAATAATTTTTCCATTAGATTTTAGTAAATAAGATTTTTCTAAAGTTTTAAAACCAAAATAATCATATAAATAGTCGCGATTATAGTCAATCATTTGATTAATTTCATCAGCATGTTCAATAACCCATTCTAACCATTGATTATTAATAGTTTCAGTTGTTAAAGCCAATAGTGTCATTTTTTCACTAAAAGTTTTCATTGTTTTTTTATGTAAATTTGATATTAAAATTCTACCTCCTAAATATGCATAAGACGGATGTGTAGTTGATAGATTAACACAAATCTCAGCCGATTCAATATCTAATTCTTCAGTTGTAATTCCTGGATATAAACTTGCTACTACTTTTTGAGCAACCAATACAGGATCTAAATATTCAAGTTCTTTTGATAAATTTAAATAAGCTAAATCTATTGTTTGTAATTCAATTGGATTTATTAATCTATTAATCCTTTCAGTAATTTTATCAAAGTGTACACTCTCTTTTTGACCATTGCGTTTAGTTATAAATAACATATTAATATCCATTAAATTATAAACTAAATTATTTTTTTATCAAATTTTTTATAAGGTTTAATTAAAGCCCTTTAGACCGATGTATATTTCATATTAATATAATATATATATTGTATTAATATTGAATATTTCAATGTAAATAATAAATTAAAAGTCATCAGTAAGTTTAAACGTAGAATCCCTAGATTTATTTAGTACAGAAGCTTTTTGATACTGGGTTGGTCTATGTTCAAAAAAGTTAGTTTTACCTTCAATGCTAATAGATTCCATAAAATCAAATGGATTTTTAGCATTAAAAAATTTAGAATATCCTAATACGACTAATAAACGGTCTGCTACAAATTTAATATATTCAGTCATTGAATCTGAGTTCATCCCTAAAAGGGCACATGGTAAACTTTCACAAATAAATTCTCTTTCAATTTCTACAGCTTCTTGAAACATCGCATGTATATCAGACTCAGGTAACTTATTATCTAACATAGAATATAACATAATAGCAAATTCTGCATGTAATCCTTCATCTCTAGAAATAAGTTCATTAGAAGCACATAATCCAGGCATAATATTACGTTTTTTAAGCCAAAAAATAGAACAAAATGCACCTGAGAAGAATACTCCTTCAATAATTGCAAATGCTACTAATCTTTTAGCAAATATTTCATCTGATTCAATCCATTTTAATGCCCATGCTGCTTTTTTAGCAATACAAGAAAATTCTTTAATAGCATTAAATAACTTTGTTTTTTCATCTGGATCTCTAACTATATTATCAATCTGTAAAGAATATGTTTCTCCATGAATGTTTTCCATCATCATTTGCCATGTATATGCAGTAATAGCTTCTCTAATTTTAACATCATTTAAAAATCTTTCTCCTAAATTTATATTAACAATTGTATCAGATGATGAGAAAAAAGCTAATATCATTTTTATAAAATGTTGTTCATTTTGAGTTAATTTTATAAAATGATCATAATCTTTAGAAAAATCAATTTCTTCAGATGTCCAAAATGCAGCTTGTTGTTTTTTATATGAACTCCAAATTGTTTCATTTTTAATTGGATAAATAGTTAATCTATTATTTTCAGGATTTAATAAATATTCATCATTTTCACAATCTAATTTAGTCTCATCTTTTTGATGAAAATTAATATTATTTTTAAGTTTAAAATCAATTTCAGTTCTAATTAAAGCCATTATATATATTAAAAATATAATAATTAAAATTTAAATCAATTTTTTACAATATTTTCCTAACTTAATAATAATGAGTTTTGATATTTATAATAAAAAACCTAAATTAATTGAACCTAAATTGTTAAAATATTATAATAAGAAGATTAAAAATGAAGAAATAAAACAAAATATTATATCTATATCTTTATATAAAAAAATATGGGAAAATATTTGGAATTATATTAAAGAAAATTATGGATTTTTTTTAATCATTACTCTTATTATTATATTGTTATATGTTAGATATATTGAAGTTGATAAAAAGAAAAAAAAAATTAATAATATACTTACACAAATAAATAAAGAAAATGAAATACATCAATTTATTGAACTTCAAGAAATTAATAATAAATTAAGTCGTTATAATTAATTTATTACAATTATATAGTATTTACATAGAACTAATTAAAAAATATATATAAAGAATATTTATATATATTAAATTAATGACTGATATTTATAAATACCAATATTTAAAATATTATGATAATTTTATTTTACAACTTAAAATGATTTTCCCTTCAAATGAAACTGTACCTATTATTGATAATTTACTAAGATCTTCTGATGAACTTAAAATTACAAAAGGACAATTATTTATGTCTTCAATTAGTGATGAAAATTTTGATTTATTTATTAAAAAGAAAATTAAAGTTTTTTCACATAAAAATGAAGAAACTAAAAATTTATCTGAAAATTTATTTGGATCTGATTTACCTCTTAAAAATTTATTAAATAATCAATCAGATGAAGTTAAAGAAGTAATTTGGTCTAATTTACATTGTATTGGGTTGATTTCTGAAGCACTAAAACCAACTGAACTAATTAATCAAAATAAAATTACCACATTAAAAGGATTAATTAATAAAAATAGTGATTTACATAATATAGAATCTAATAAAGTACCAGAACCTAAACAAAAACTACAAGAACTATTAGGAGTTGATGTAAATGATCAAACAACTGAAATGATAGAAGATATAGTACAATCTTTTGAGAAAGTACTTTTAGGACAATCAGATAATTCAAACCCATTATCAGGTATTATGGATATTAGTCAAAATATTTCAGTTAAATATGCTGATAAAATTAATAATGGAGAAATTGAATTAAATAAATTAATGCAAGCTATTAGTAAAAAAGTACCTGGAATGGAACAAATGATGGGGAACATGTTTAACAATTCATTAACTAAACAACAAAAAGAAAAAGAAACAATAATTATGGACGAAAACTTTTCAACTGCAGATGTTCAAGTTGGAGTAAATCAAGAAACTGAAAATAAATCAATAGATTTTGGCGGCATGCTTAAAATGGTTGATCAATTCGGTATTATTCCAGGAGGTAAACAATCAAATAATGAAACTGGTATTCCTGGAATTGGTAAAGTAATGGAACTTATGCAAAAATTAGAACAAACTGAAACACCTGCAGATGTTGAAGCATTAAAAGGTGAAATGGATTCTTTCTTACAAAAAGAATTAGGTGTTAATGTTGATGAATTAAATAATCAATTAGAAGCAGCTACTAAACAACTAAAAGAAAATCAATAATATTTTACATAATATTATAATCAAAATATTACAAGTCCAAAAAATAAAAATATTTTTTTTATTTTTTAGATACTTTGACATTTCAAATTCCATATTTTTTATCATATAAGTACCAATTAGATTATACCCACATTTATCTTTATAATACTTACGTGTACCAACACCTGCTATTACTGCAATCTTTGAATACCCATTTTGAATGGCTATCTCTTCTGCTACTTTCACTAAAAGTTGTCCATATCCTTTATGTTGAGATGATCCACCTATATTTCCTACACCAAGACTATGTCCATATACATGAACTTCACGAATAAGAGCACACTTTGATAGTTCTTTTATATAACCTCCTCCTGGGTTTGAATCAATTCGTAAACGACAAAAACCAATTAATCCATTATAAGTTTTAATATCTCCTTTCCACCATATTTTATCTCCTAGTATAATTAATGAACAATAATATATTATTAAATAATTAATATATGATAATATTAAACTTATATTTAATATTGATTGATTATTTGATTCAATAGAAATATAATATTCTTTATTTCCAGATGCATAATAAGAACGAACTACTAATTTAGCAGAATCCATTAGTTTAGTATCATCACCAATTTCCATACATCTAATACAATTGCATTTAACTCCTTCTTCTTTCATTTGATTTTGAATTATCTGTCTTAAATTACTAATCTTTTCATATCCAGCTTCAATTGATTGTTTAGGAATATCACGAACAAGTCTTTGAATACGGATCCATGGTTGAATATTAGTTTTATAATATTTAATAACTTCTATTAATTTATTTAAATCTTTCTCAGCATATGGAATATATGAACCATCACGATACCAATCTGCAATATCAGATTTCACAATTAAATTTGGATCAGATGATTTACAAACTGCACATGGATATATTTTAATATCATCAAACTGAAGGTCTGAATTAGTTATTGCTTGATAAAACATCCATTTATCTAATTCTGGAGATGAACCTGGAAGATCTGGCATAAGATGACAAACAATTTTAAATCCAGTTTGTTTAAGCATTTTTAAAGCACGAATTGTATCTTTTGTATAACATTCACGATTAATATTATTTAAAATTAAATCTGAATAATGTTGAACTCCTATTTGAACACGTGTTACACCCCATCTTCTGTAATCTTTTATTGATTGTCGTGTAATAAAATCAGGACGAGTTTCTAAAGTTAATCCAATTATTAAATATTTAGCTGTTTCATTAATTTCTATTTCTTCTTCAATTGATAAAATTTCTCTTGGTATTTCTTGATCATATGTATTAGCAGCCCAATATATTTCATTCATAACTTGATTTCTATAATCATATTTATATGATTCCCAAGTACCACCACTTAGAATAATTTCCATTTTACATGAACCTGTATTTATGGAAATATTTCCTGTTTTAATATATGAATTAATACGATCACAAATTTGTCCTCTAACATCAAAATTATATTGTAATGCTCTTAACATGGCTGGTTCTGAACTTAAATATGATTTAGGTTGAGTTGGTTTTCCTGATAAATCTGTCTCAGTTGGACAATATGAACAGTTTTTTGGACAACTAAAAACATCTGGTTTTAATACAATTGTAGAAACCAATACACCGGAACGAGAACGTCCTGCTCTCTTAATCATATAACGTTTTAACATATGATTAATCGGTATATCAATAAAATATTTTTCATAAATATATCTAAGTTGAGCTTTTGATGGTATTATTTTATATTTTTGTCTAAGAATTTTCATTACCTTTTCAATATCTTTTATAATTGGATCACTATATACATATCCTATTTGTTTAATTAAATCATTTACATAACATTTTAATTTATTTTCATCTATTAATTTAACTTTATTTACATTAATATCTTCTATTTCTGTCATTACTACTTAAATTAATTATATTAAAAAAATTATTATTTCAATTTTTTAAATACTTCACAAATAAATAAAATAACATATTTTAATATATCTGAACAAAATATGTCATTTATAATAATAATGAAAAATTATTTTGAAATTATAAATGATAAAAAAACATCTTTTAAAGAAAAACTTAAATTAACAAATAATTTTGATGATATTTTATTTATGGAAAAGCCACCAGAAAAATTAGTAAAATTAGAAAAAGAAGATGATTTTATGTTATATAAATTATTAATCAATAAGTATGACTTAATAACATTTGAAATATTAAATATAATATATAGAAAAACATTAAATTTTGATATACTAAAAATTAACAATAATATTATAAATATTGCAGGTATAAATATATTTCCTATTGCAAAAGGATTTGATGCAAATAAATTTTTGTTAAGTACAGTATTTCAAGGAGGATTAAAATATTTTACAATTGCACTAAATCCATATTTTAATACTTTAATTGATAAAACCATTTGTATTATAAAAATTATTGGACCACATGAAATAAATGAAAAAGAAGAATTAGAATTATATGTTCATGAAGAATTATTTTTAAAGAATAAAAATAAAGTAAAGATAATATTTACTTATATTTCATGGAATAGTACAAAAACATATAAAAAAATTATTAATGATAATGGATTTGAATATATAGTTGTTCATACACCTAATGATAAAAAAATAAGTAAATTCATAAAAGATTGCGACGTTGTAATAATTGATAAAGTATCAATTCTAAATCATTATGATTGTGCAGATGATAATAGTGTATTAATTCATACACTATTTTTAGTAAATCAATTTATTATAAATTGTAAAGATAATTCGGATCTTGTATTTTTATATACAGTTCCTCATATATTTCCTTATTATCAATTATTTTATTATTTATATAGAAATTTTAATAAATTAAGTTATTATAAATCAATTTTATCAGAATTTAGAGATGGAATATTTGTTTTCAAAACATTTGAAAATAAAAAAGATAATTTATTAGATAATATTATAAACAAATATACACAAAAAGATGATTCATATTCATATAATTTATTTATTTCTATTGAAAAACCATGGTGTAATCAACAAGGTTTTAAACCAGCTAAACCTACTGATATTATGATATCTTCCTTATACGGAAATATTTTTTCAAATAATTTTAATGAATTTATAAATGAAATTATAAAAACAAAAAAAAAAATAGATAAAATAAATATAAATAAAATAGAGTATTTAAAAAATTATATTTATTATAAAGATAGCTTTAATTACAAAAAAATAAAAAGTATTATATTATATAATATTGATGAAAGTATAAAACTTTTAGAATCATATAATATAGAAACTAATGATGTATATAAAAAAAATACTATTATTAATCCAGTAAAATTATTAAAATCCTATTTTAATAATGTTGATGATTATAAACTTAGTAAAATACAATTTTCTAGAGATAGTATTTATAGTATATCTTCATATGATAGTGCACAACAAACTAGTTTATTAATTAAAAACAATTTTCCAAATATTAAAATTATAATTGATGCATGTTCTAATATAGGTGGAAATACATATAACTTTTCTCTAAATTTTTCTAAAGTAATTTGTAATGAATTATCAGCTACTACATATAATAATCTTAAAAATAATATTAAAGTATTAAACTTAAAAAATGTGGAGTCTTATAATTGTGATATTATAGAATTATTAAATAAAAGAGAATTATTAAATAAAATAAAAAATAACAAACAATCATATTTATTATATTTAGATCCACCTTGGACTGGTGTCTATTATAAATTAGAAAAAAATATAGATTTATATTTTGGTACTACTAATATTTGTGATTTTATAAAAAATATAGATGCGATTGATTATATATGTATAAAAGTCCCGAAAAATTTTAATTTTAGTTATTTATTTTATCTATTTGATAACATACGAATTTTTAAAGTCATTTTTTGTTATATTATATTAATAGATAAAACAAATAATTAATGATTACTTATTTTTAACTTTGTATAATTATTATTGCATAACATATACTTTAAAATTAAATAACTTATAACCATAATTATTATTATCTCTTGGAATATGTTTTATAACTAAAAATAAGTCATTTATTGCTATTTCAATATCTTTTATAATTGGATTACTATACTCATTACCTATTTTAATATAATTAGTATTTATAATTTATCATTAAATTGCATATTTGTTTTTAATTCTATATTAACACCACATTCTTGTAAATAATTTAAATATATATATCTGGACAATCTTCAAACATAAACTCTTAATGTATCAATGTTACATTAACAATTTTGGAAGTATCTAATTGTTTATAATTATGGAAATCATTAATAGTATGAATAATTAGAAATTTAATATTAAGTGTTAAATTAATTGAATGAATTACTTCACCTAAATTATTTATTTCTTTGGATTTATACGCACAAAAATAAGTTCGGTTGATGATTTTATTATTTCTATAAAATGATTAGCTCTTATCACAAACATAGGTTTATACTCTTCTAAATTATAATGAAATGTAAATACCTCTTTATGAAGTACATATATATTTCCGTCAGAACCTTGAATTATATTTATATAATATCTGTTATAAACTCTAATTTTTTACTTTATAATCATTCAAATAAATTTGTTTCATATGTATATCTTGTGATAAAAAAGTAATATTACAATGAAAGCCTAATGGAATAAACTGCTGTATCATATTATATATAATAAAATATAGTAGTATTTGAAATGTATAAAATACTTTTTTATTTAATTTCATTAAAATAATAAATCATAATTTCATCAAATACTTTATCAATAGTTTGATTTGCATCAATTTCAATAACTTTAATAGAATCATTATTTTTATACAATTGTTCATATTTATTATGAATTCTTTGTAAATATTCTAAACTGATAATATTTTCACAATCTCTATTTCTCTGTAAAATTCTTTTATGACAAATTTCTGGATCACATTTAAGATAAATAACAACATTTGGAGTCCATCCATAATCAGTATAAAATTCTTCAATTAAATTCCATTCTAATTTGGTCATTAAATTATCTTCAAATAAAAGATCGCCAAATATTCTTTGACAAGATAATGGCGATCTCTCAAAAATACCATTTATTATATTTTTCTTATCAATATGACTTTTAAGTACTCGTAATTGAAAACCAAATGAATATTTTGACATATCTGAATAAAAAAGAGTCATCCATTCATTCCAATCATTTAATGGTTCATTAAAAAATAAGGAATTAATTAAATTTAATTCCTTAATTTTTTTAATTATTGAACTTTTACCACAACCAATATTACCGTCAAATACAATTCTCATTAAATATAATTATTTATAGTAAATACTTTATTTAATCAATTTTTTAAAAAATAAAATATTTTACACTATTTCTTTAACTTTTGGATTAATCTAATATTATAAGTTTATTTATTTAATACTAAATTTTTATATTTTCTAAGTTATACTATTAACTATATGTATTCGTATGAGCAATTTATAGCAATTTCTGATAATAGTATTGATAAATTTTTTGATGAAAATATTAGTATAAATAATATTTATTTAAAAATTTGGAACAATATAAAAACCACAGCATACAAGGAATTATCTGTTAACTATTTTAATCCTATTAAAATATTAGATGATAATATGCTTAATAATCCAATCAAATCACCGGTAATGTTAAATATACAACTAGATAGTGTTGCCAATTTCCTAAATATTTCTAATTTTATCTCATATAAATCAGACTCTAATACTTATTGTAACACGACAATGAATGGATTATTAAATGTGGTTTATATTGATTTTAAGACTGGACCAAATGCATTATGTAACGGTATTTTTAATCTTGTAATTAAAAATAATTATAAATCAGATAATAATGCTTTAGGTTTAGATTTTGCGGATTCTATCATTAAAAATACCGAAAAAAATTCCAATAAAAAAGGTAATAAATTTAATAATATTAGTGGTGATAACTCTTCTTTTAAGAATAGCTCTATAAATTTTGAACTGGATCAAAAAGATATGGTTTTGTACTTTAATAATTTAGATTCTGATAAAGAAATTATTATAACAACATATGTTCCATTATTTTTAGTTGTCAAAAATTCAAATATTAAAATTCAAATCATATATATAAATTTAGTACCAAATTGTTTTAATAATAGATTATTAAAACAAGAGTGTCCAATAGTTAGCTGTCCTAATCCTAAACAAGAGTGTCCAATAGTTAGCTGCCCTAACTATAACTGTATCAATAATAATAAAATGTATTGGTTTATTATTGGTTTTTTAATTTTATTGGTTTTAATATTTGGATTTTTATATTTGAAAAAAAATCAAGAAGAAATTAGTTAACTTTAGACTCGTGAATTAATTCACAATATTTTATAGCTTAATTAGAAAACAGCTTAAAGTTTTATTTTCCTTTGCATTACATAACGGAAAACGTTTGTCGCGTTTTTTTCTTAATTCTTTTTTCAATAATTGTATAGTCGTTCTTCTTTCATATTTTTCTGCTTCTAAATCATAAATATTTATAAATACTTTTGTTTTCAATAAATTTAGTGCTTTTATTTTTGATGGTTGAGGGGCTTCGCCAAATTGAATTAATCTGTCATTTAACCATAATAAATTATTTAATTTGTTTTCCATATTATTACCAATTGTTTTTCTTTCAGCAACTATATTTTCTATTAATATTTGAATTGATTCATCGTCTATAATTTCAATAATTTTATCATATTTTTGATTATTTATTAAACTAAACAAATCCTTGAATTTAATATTTTTATTTTTTAATTTAATTTTTAAATCGCATATAAGATTTTCATAAACAGATGTCATTATTTATAATATAAAATTGTCTTTATATTATAATATACAAGTGTATATCATTGTGTAAATAAATCTAGATTTTATTAAGTATTGTGAGAAAGGATAAAATAACTTATTATTTCAATATGCTTCTAAAAATGAACATTTTAATTAGCATTTAGGTTATCTTGTAAAAATGAAGTGTTCCAAATTTAGAATTATATACTAGAAGATTCAGTAGTAAAATTTTTTTATGAAAAATGTAATGAAATCATATAATTTATTAGAAATTCTGAGTAATAAAATAATCATATATATTCTTTCATTTTATATAATCATAATATTTATGATTATATAAAAATACAATTATTAATAGCTTTCAAGTTATTAATAACTAAAAAGTCTTCATATATAAACTTACAAAAGTATAAATAATTACAAATAAAATTTAATAAAAATGATTACTTAAATTAGGTATACAAAATAGTGGTTTTGAAAGTTACTCAATATCTACCATTTTCACTAAAAAAGAAAATATTAATAACTATAAGTTAATACTAAAATATTGATAGATAATCCAAATCATTAATGCTCTTAATTTATCTAAATAGATTTTCATTAACTTGTATAATTAAGAGTAAAAAAAGTAATGAAAAATAAGTAAAACTTAATGTAGATACTTATTAAATTACTAGAAATAATTTATATAGTTTATTAATGAATTGTAATATAGTTGAAATAAAAGATATAAAAATCATTTCAAGAAAATTACTAATTAAATTATATAATATGTATGAACTATCTTATTCTGGAGCAGGTCAAGAATTATGGTTTAGAACACCAGATGATTTACAGCGTTATAATTGTGGTATAATTTTAAGTTGCGTAAATAACTTAGATTATGAAGAATCCTATATTAATGCATATTTATTATATCAATTTAGAACTTATGCTAATAAGATATCTCTTGGTTGTCATGATGGAACACCAGAAGGTAAAGAAAATGCGATGAAATTAAGAAATGATTATTTAAGAACACCTGGGTTTGTACTAGAAGCTAAAGATGCAGTTTCATGGTTATTAAGAAAGAAATATAGTTGTCCATACTTTACAAATATTGATATCATCAAACAAATATTAGATATTAAAGAAGATGGTAATGAAAGAATTAGATTAAATGAAAATTTTGATCCCTTAGATAAAGGACAACAGTTTTATTTTCATGAATATCTAATAGATGGTGTTGTGCAATATTCTAATCCAGAAACTTTATTTGGTACAAGTTTATGTGAATTTGAAGGTACAGATTGTAACCGAAAGTGTATAATTAATGATTTAATTGGAGGAAAATATTATTTATATAAACTAAAAATAAACTATAGTAGATAAATTTATAAAAATTTTTAACTTGAAAAAGACAAATAGCTTTGCAAAAATTATATGTAGGAGTGTCTAAACAAACAATAAATTGATTATTTATAAAAATAATTTTATAAATAACACATAATAATAAAATCATATTTCGTTAATTGATATAATTTATTTATATTTTCTTAATATTGCTAATTTTTCTTTAATATTTTAATAACTTTTGTTAATAATATAAATACATATTTATTACCACGTTGTATAATTGCTACTTAATATTTTGATTAATTAGATGAAACCAGTAATCATTATAACTTCTTATTATTTCTCAAAAATCAAAAGAAAACCATGAGAATTTTCTATTAAAACATTCATTATTGTTGACATTTCTTTATTATTTTAATTTATTTTTTTTAAGATATATTAAAAAAGCAGATAAAACTATTGATAATTATAAGTTAGCTAAAATTTATAAATATGTTTAACTTTATATTTTCATTATTAAATATTAGTATTCTTTATCTAAAAAAACTTATGACCATATCCAATATTTCCATTTATAATTATTTATAGTTAGTAAATATTTAATAATCCATTTTTTGAATAAATTAAATATATTTTTATCATTTATTTACTGATATATACTAAAAAATAAATTAAACTTCAATTTCTTTAGTTCTACTTATTTTCTTAATCTTATTATTTTTTATTGACCATATTCCATATAATTTACCTTTATCACCTTTCTTATTTTTAATATATATATTAGTTCCTTCCTTAATATAAATTTTGCCTTTTATTTCTATTTCTTCTTCATTGTTAGATTCTGTATCAGACTCTACAACCAATTGATTAATTTCACTTTCATCATCAGTTTCTACTTGTTGGGTTGATGTTTGGTCTATATTTGATAGTTCACCATTATTAACTAGTTGGTCAACACATTGATATAACTTTATAATAGATTCTTTTATTGCTTTTACTTGATTATTAAAATCACTTTCTTCATTGTTAATTTCATCAATCATTTTGACTACAATTTCTTGGTCTTCTGCAGATGGAACTGGAATTTTAAATTCTTCAAGTAATTTATTAAATTGTAAAAATTTTTTATCACCACCTGAACTAAAATATGATATTTTAATTAAGTTATTAATTAAATAATTATATAAATATAAAATATTTTTTTTATTTTTTATTTTAGCAACTTTAATATTATTAGCTATTGAAAATTTTCCTTTGTTATAAAATACATTAAATTTTGCAGAACCATTAATAGTTGTAAATAGTAAAACTTCATCATCATATAAATATTCGTTTGACCATAAATGTCCTAAAATTGAACAGTTGTAAAATGGATATTTACCATTTTCACATGCATTTTCTATTTTAACAGGCTTATAATTTACGATTTCAATTAATTTGCCTAATGGGATAGTTTTACTAGGTACCATTGAAAAACACCTTTTAATTAGCATATTTTTGTATTTGGTTGTAAATCTTTGATAATATGCTTCTGCCCATACAAGATCTTCATATAGTTGTATCAAGTCATCAAAATCTGAATAATTTTCATTTAATAACAATTTAAATAAGTCATAGTTTTTAAATTTGCTAACTATTTTATCTAATAGCTTATAATTTTGACCAAATGTTTTATCCATATATTCTACAATACGAGCTTGATGGTCAGCTGACAGGATTGCAATTTTAAATTTAGGTAAATTTTGTAAAGTTAAATGTTTTAATCCTTGTCCTGTAAATAATTTTTGTAATTCAATAAATTTTATTTTTATATAATAATAAATATACTTAATATTATTATTTAAATTTATTGTATGTGAATCTAATATAAAATTATCAGCACTACAACTAAATGTATCATTAATATAATGGCATGAACCACTACCACCATTACCTAATATAATATATTCACCGTTAAAATCATCATAAATACTTTTTTTAATAACAGGACTTGAAGTATAAAATATAAAATTACCATCATCTGTTTTACTTGATGCTCTTCTTTTACTTTTTTTAATTTCAAAAATATCTGTAATTTTTTTATATTGAATCCCTTCATACAATTCTTCTTTTTTCTCAACATAATCATCATATTTTAGAGACCAATCTTTATTCACAATTTGTTCCAAACTAATAGTTAATATATTTTCATTCACATACATTTGCTTTTCTCCTTTGCCTTTATCTTCTTCTTTAAAATATCCTTGATGAAAAACAACTTGTTTGGTTGGGATACCTTTTTCCATTATAAGACATGCTGTATCAAAGTTTGTATGGGAAAAAATACCTTTTGGTAATAACAAAATTTCTTTAATATTGGTATTTTCTAATAAAAATTTTCTTAAATTTTTTTGCCAACTTTTTCCTTCAGTTCCATTATTTAATATACCTCTTTCACAAATAATTCCCCCAATACCACCTGGTTTTAACAACGCATAATTTACATACATTGCTAATCCCATTGAATCTTTTATAGTATTTTTACCAGATTTTAGCACAGACCAAAAGTTTGCTTTATCAGATGTACTTAATAAAATGTCAACAGACATACCAAATGGCGGGTTGGTAAAAACACGATCAAATTTATTTTCATTTAATTTAATATAATCAGAATAATCAAAAGTATCTCCTTTTTCTATATTATCCAAATCTAGATTAGCAATATTAGAATTAAATTTAAGAAATTTGTAAATTTTATCATCATTTTCATGTGCATAAATATTTTCTGGTTTTACTTTAGTTAATTTTTTTGTTTGTAAAATGAATCCTCCAGAACCAGCAAATGGATCTATAACTTTATGATTTTTATCAGCACCACATTTAGTAATTAACCAATTAATAACTTGAGGATTAGTAAAGTACTGCCCCCAATTACCACCTTTAGAACCTGCATCACTCATAAATTTTTCAAAGCCTTCTCCAACAGCATCATATGGAAACATATGAATATCAAATTTTCCTTCAGAATCAGTTGGTAAAAATCCTTCTGAATAAATTTTATTAATAAGTTTTTGTGCTTTTTGACCTCCGTCTGTATATGTAGTATTTTCATCTTGATGAATAATATTTGTTAATCGTCCAATATCTAATTTAAAATTTTCTATTTCTTCACCCATAATTTTAATAAATGCTGTTTTCTTATTTCTTTTTTGGTCAGATAATCCAGGTAATAATTTATTTGAAAGTTCTACATAATAAATTGATTTTACTTGTCCACTTTTACTACAAACTTTATTTAATTCTGTATTATGTAAATCTTCCTTTATTTTTTTATCAGTACAATAATTCTCATATAAATTTCTTAAATTATAATCTTTATTATCATCTATAACATTATCAGATAGATGTCTTAAATATAAATAATTCATAATTTCATTATATGCATCCATACCTGTTAATGTTGGTGCAGGTAAATCACGACAAATATCATGTAAGTTTTTGAGAATGCTAAAATATTGTGTTTTATCCATTAATTTATATTTATATTAAAATAATAATATTATAAATCAATTTTTATTTTATTTAAACAATTATTTTATTAGATTCAATAAAATAATTCCAAGTAAAATCATCCCATACATATGTAGGATAAGGTGGTAATTTATTATCTAATTTTATCCATTTCCTCCAATTTTTAGTAGGTTCTGATAATTTTATATTTAATTTTTTTAATGCTTTTTTTCCAGATATTTTATTTGGATAATAATTATGAGTAATTTCTAAAAACTCAAACCATGATTTTTTCCCAAATATTTTAATATAATCATCAGTTTCAATATCAGGTAGATTATATTTAATTTTATCTTCTGAACTAATTGCTTTATATGCTTTATTAAAATTAGTTGATTGATTAAATCCAAATACATCACGTAATATTTGTTGAGCTTTATGTTTAAAGTTATCTTCAACACTTAATTTAATTTTATCTTGTAAAATAGTATCAAATTTTTCAATTATTTTATCCCACTCTAATTTATTACAGTGGATTTTTATAATATTTGAACCTAATTTCATATCAATTACATTTCTTTCTTTATCAAACTGAACAATTTGATTTATTTCAACATATTGTTCATACTTTGTTTTTTCTACCTTTTCTTCACTTATTCCAGTTAAATTTTCTAAAGCCATATAATACCCAATAATTTTATCAACAAATTGTTTTTCATATGTGTTAGATTCCTTAATAAATCCATCAATAACTACTCCTTTAGTTTTCCCAGGTGTATCAGAACAAACTCTTAATACTCTACCAATTGATTGTATAAATGGAATAGCTCCTCTATCTTTCACTTTATCTAAAAATATACAAGCATCTAATAACCTAATATCTGAACCTTCTCTATGTTTATTGGCACATAATAAAATACTATATCCATCTGATTTTTTAAAATTATTATAATCATCCGTTTTTGATTCAGATGTATCTAATCCAAATGTAAAATTAACTAAATGTTCTCTTTGTTTATAATTAGATTCTATCATTGTTTTCCATTTTTTTGCTAATTCAATAGTTCCACACCAAGCGATTATTTTTTTATTTGGTAATAATGGTACTATATGATTAAGTATTTCTAATACTGCACCTAATTCTTGTTGAGTAATTAATTCTATATTTTTATCTCCTAATTTATCTTTATTATATATTTCAATTTGATACCAATAAAATTCAGGAGGTAATATTAGATTTTTACTAATAGCATAAATCATATTATAATTTGTTAATAATTCTAGTTCATTATCTTTATTTCCATAAATTTCTAATAATTTTGATTTATCATTTTTCCCTGTTCTTAATGGAGTTGCACTAAATCCAACAATAGGAACACCTATAGATTTACATTTAAGTAAAAAATCATGACATTGAGAACTAGTTGTATTATGACATTCATCATGTAAAACTAAATCTAAGTGTTCTTTTTTAAGTTCATTATATTTTTTACCCAAAGTTAAAAAAGCTCGGTTGATTACTAATAGAGTTGGACCAGTAGAATTAATTATTTTTTTATCCCAATCTTTTTTCTTAATAGTAACTCTATTAATAATATTAAAATTGGTTAAATCACCTACACCTATATTTTTCCAATAGTTAAGTTTATCCATATCAACTTTAACTTTACCTTTTTGAAAACTAAATAGATCAGATAAAATATTTACTCTTTCAGTAAATAAGATAATTTTAGGATTATTAACTTTTCTAAAAGCATAATCAATATATCTAATAATAATAAATGACTTTCCGCAACCTGTTGCTTGACAATGAATAGAAGTTTCTAAACCATTTTGTTCAAGTCTATCAAATGCTTCTTTTTGATTTTCTCTAGGAATAAATTCATTAATTGGAACTAGTGCTTGAATTTCTTCTGAATCAATAATAGTAGGACAATATTCTTCAAATATATTAATAAAAAATTTTCCTGACTTTAACCAAGGTAGGATAATATCATTATATTCTATTAATTTGATTTTTTTATTATTTGATTTTATTTTTATAAAATTAATTTGATCTAGTGCTTCAATTAAATTATTATAATTATTGACTCTTAATTTGAAATCTTCATAATAAAAATCAACTAATTTACTTACTAATTTATAATCTGCTTTAATTAAACTTTTAACTGATTCTGGTATATTAAAATTTTTTAATACAATTGAAGTAATTTTAACTCCACCTTCTTCTAGATGTTCCCTACAATTTGTAAAACATTCATTGATTTCTTGATAAATCATTAATATTTTACAAATTATATATCAAATATTTTTTCAATCAATTTTTTATTTTGTTTCTAAAAATATTTGATAATGTTTTCCTAAATTAGTTTTAAGATCAGGTGTTAATGAAAGTTTTATTTTTTGTCCAACATATTGACTAATATTTCCAACTTTAATATTTATTCTTGATTCAATTATTAAAGTCTCTGGATTAATTGACCATAAATATTTATCAAATGTATTATGTAGATTGGATCTTAATAATAATCCGTTATCAATATCATATGATTCTTCATCTTTAACTGGAATAATATGACATGCAGCTAATTCTATTTCACAATCTTCACCTGTAATTAAACAACAACTATTAAATTTTTTTAATAATTCATTTCTAAATTCTGTTTGATTTAATCTTTGCTTAATATTTTCAGTTACATCTATATCATAACAATTTTCTAAAAGAAATTTTAAATGATGATTAAATAATAAATAATCATCATAACCAAACCTTTCAAAATCTTTTAATTTCCCTTTTGAAATCTTATAATTATCATAATTATCTAATAGTTGTTCTAGTTTATCCATTTTTATAAATTAATAAAATGTGTTTTTAAATATATATTATCTAAAAAAGCTTATGACCTTAAGAGGCTAATGCCTCTTTACGCGTAAACTCAACAAAGTTGAGTTTAGGACCATAATCTATTGGAATATATTTAATATCTTTTTATAATTTTGTGTTCCTATCCATATAAACCTAAGATTTTTACATCTTATTTTTATCTTGTCCTATTGGTATTTTTTTATTTTTATTAATATATTCTTTTACTTGTTCTAAAGCATTTTCCTAACTATCTTTATTAGAAATAAAATATTCTTTATATTTTTCATTATTTATAAAAAACAATAATATTAATCTTTATATAATGCAATAAATAAATTACCTCCTTCTAATTTATTTCCTTTCCATTTTATCATAAGATTAGTTTTTTCATTAAATTCTCCACATTCATTCCCGTTCCGCGACGGTTCATAGATAGTTTACTATTTATGGAAGCTAAATTTTTATAGTGGGTGTTAAGATTATTTTTTTTGATATAAATCGTGTCAAATTCTAACAAAGTTAGAATTTAATAAACTCAAATTTCATTTGAGTTTGTCATTTAAAATAGTCCCGCTGTAAAAAATAATTAAAAAAAATAAAGTTTATAATATTTATATGTGCAAAAATAATGAATATGAGATATTCAATTAATTGGTAATAACATATATAATATTTCATTATCAGATAATATTTTTTTAATATTTCCACCTTTCTGTTTTTTATTAGATTTTTCAATATCTTTATTATATTCACTTATTTTAAAATCACAATCTTTTATTGCTTGTTTTATAATATCTAAATCTACTTGATAAATTTCTTTATACTTCCTATACTGTGATTTTTTCATATATGATTTAATACAACTTTCCACTTGATCTATATTTTCCGTTTCATATTGAAATAAAACTTCTAAATCATTTGCTAGTGGTGAATTATGCTTTGAAAATCTTGTTTTTGAATTTATGGTTTTACCTATTTTATATAAAGTTAATTCTGTATTTAATGCTCTAAATACATAAATAATTTTCTTATTTGAATTTATTTTAGGCTTTTGGTTATTTTCTAACTGTTCTATTTTTTTAGCCATTCCTTCTATAATATAATTTTTATATTTATATAAGGCTAATTCAATATCTAGAAAATATTGTTGGACGGGTATAAATAAAAATCAAAGATTTTTATTTTACCCCTACTATTAAACAAAAATCTTTGATTTTTGTTTAATTGAACTTTAGGACCTATTTTAGAGTTAGTTGATAAACAAATTTTTTTAGCTGCTTCAGGTGTTAAGGTAATAACTTCTAAATTATGACCACCACTGCCGTCAGATTTTTTAACTTTTTGTATTTTATAATCAACATTTTTTTTGTAAGTTTTCTTTATGGTATCATTAAATGCACGTCTACTATTAATTTGTAGCCATTTTCTTAAAATCTCACTATCAATTAGAAATTCATTAGAACGTTCAATATAGTCTTCTTTAATTATATTATAAAAATCTTTAATGAAACTAGAATTAACAAAACTATATTTTGTAATAAATGTTTGAAAATCCATTTTAGATATTTATTTTTGCTTGATACCATCCTAGCAAGCAAAAATAACATTATAATTTATACTTTATTGGTAAAAATTGATATAAATCATTATTATATAATAGATATGTTTATAATAGATCAGGGGTAAAAAAGTATATTAAAGTGTTAATACACTTTTCTTTTCCATGTAACTTTAAAATATGAAAATGGATCTCAAACAACGAGCCTATTCAATGCGTATGATATTATTAAACTAATTATATGCAATCCTAAATTATTATTAAATAATATTGACATATTATATTTTCTAATAGCTATATTTAATAATTTTTTTAGTTGAGCCAATATTTCATTGGATGATAATGATATTGATAAATTCATACTATCCATTTTTCAGTGAAAAAGGTATAATAATAGTTTTTTCAAATGGTATGTTAAATGAAGCTGGAAAATGTTTCTTAATTTTTGAATTATATTTATAATCATTAAATATTTGTTCAAGTTCATTTATAATATTTGAATGTTTTAGATACATTCTTTTAGAAAGTTTCATGTGTAATCTTTAGTATTAAGATACATTTACATAAATTACAAAACATTTTTATTAAATTAAAATTGTATATATATATATATTCATTTTTTTCAATTTATTATTCCCACCTAACCGGGAATAATATCTAAGTTATTATATATCCTTATGGATTTGGTTACATTTTTGAAAACTCATACAAAAATAAATAACAATTTTATAGACGATTTCTTTAGTTTATACAATTCTAAAGATAAATATAATTTTTCTATTAATATTGAAGCTATTGCTAAATGGTTTGATATGAGAAAAGATCATATTAAAAAAACATTAGAAGAATCGTATACAAAAAATATAGATTATAAAGTTATTAAAGGAGAATTAACAGGGAAAAAAGGCAAACCAAATGAAACAATTTTACTTACGCCAAAATGTTTCAAAATTATGGCAATGCAAAGCAAAACAAAAAAAGCTATTCAAGTACGAGAATACTATTATGAATTAGAACAAGTCATTGACCAATATAAGGAATATATTATTAAGGGATTAGAAGAAAAAATTAAAACTTTGGAAAATAATATGAAACCTAAAATAAATCCAACAAAAGGTGTAATATACATTATTCAAACAGCAGATGGTATTGGACATTATAAAATAGGTAAGACATTAAATCTTAAAAAAAGATTAAATAGCTACAATGGTGATAAAAAAGATGATATAATACCATTATATATTTATGAAACTAATGATATTAATGAAGTTGAACATTGTATTAAAACATATGTTAAAAAATATAAATATCGTAAATATAAAGAAGTGTACAAAGTTGATATTAATTTATTAAAAGAACTCATTAATGATTGTGGTGAATTTAATGATAAGACAAATTTAAAAATAAAATGGAAAGGAAAAAAAATGGAAGAAGGTAATTTATATGTTGCAATATATAAAGATTAAATTTTTTATAATCAAAGACATATTATTACAAATGACTGGTCTTTTAAAAAATGATAAATTTTTACATAAATCCAAAAAATTATTTGGTAATAAATTTGAATATATTGATGAATTTACATCCTTAAAGATTTTTTCAGCTCTTTGAGCCATATCGCTTTGCGAAAATGAGACAAAAATTTTAATTATAAATATGTTTATAATAAGCTATAATTATTGCTGTTTATTATCAACATCTCGCTACGCTGTGGCTCAAACGAAGTTTGAGGCGCATCAATTTTAAATATTTTATAATTCTAAATCTAAAATATTTTTATTAAGAGATATGTTTATAATAAGCTGTAATTATTGCTATTTATTATCAACATCTCGCTACGCTGTGGCTCAAACGAAGTTTGAGGCGCATCAATATTTATTTATAAATTTAAATAATGAGCATTTTAAATAATGATTTAAATTTAATTAAAATTATAAATAAATATATTAAAAATGATAAAAAATTAAATATTATATTTAATCATCACAATCAAAAATATTCATTATCAGAATTATTAAGATCTATCATTATTATTTTAAAAATGTATCTAATTATACTTTAATTCATTGGTAAGGGATCTTAATTAAAAAGCTAAGCTTTTTATTTAAGATACTATGGTTTTTACAAAACCAAACACTATTTATAAATTCTATAGCCTCTTTAAGGCATATACGTCCCCTACGGGGACTATCAAAAACTTTGTAAATATGATATTTTTAATAAAGTCCAACAAAAAACTATTTCAAATTACCTTGCATTAACTGTTAATAATTTAAAAGATAAGAAAATACCATATTTATTATACATAGATACAACATTAATACTAAATAAATTAGGTAGCGAACTGATAGCTTATAATCCACAATAGCCTCAAAGAGGCGTATCTGGGCAAGCCCGACTCGGACAAGCAAAAATGTATGAATAATGCTAATTTTTATATATTTTATAGTTAAATTAATTTATTTAATTTAAAATAATAAAAAACTGAATATTATAATTTAAATATTTGAATATATTATAAATAAAAATGGATATACATAAACTATATAGGATTTATATTTATGAAAGATATAAGGAATTAAAAAAAGCAGATAAAACTATTGATAATTATGATTTAGCTAAAATTTTTGAATGGTATTCTTGTATCTATTTATATCAACAATATAATAGATCATTTTATGAATATAATGATATTGATCCAACATTTAAGGAAGACAATCAAATGTCTAAAAATGACACTGGAATTGATTGTTGTGATTTAATTGATACTATTGTTCAATGTAAGTTAAGAAAAGATATTTTAGATTGGAAAGAATGTGGTACTTTCTTTGGTAGTGTTAATATGTTTGATGAATCATTACAACAAATTGTAGTAAGATGGAAAAAACTTATTATTACTAGAAATGAAGAATGTAAATTATCTAAAAATTTATTAGAAAAATCTAGGTTATTTACTGATATTGCTTTTTGTAGAAAAAATATTATTGATTATTGCGAACATCTTTTAATTAAGCCGCCTAAATATCCTAAAATAAAAAATCAAGAATTTGAATTAAGAGATTATCAAATTGATAGCATCAATTTGATAAGAACTAATAAACAGAATATAATTATATCTTTACCTACTGGATGTGGTAAAAATATTGTTATCATTTACTCATTTAGAAAAAATAGAAAATATCTTATTCTAGTTCCAAGAATTATTTTAATGGAACAATTACATAATGAAATTATACAACATAAACCTGAACTTAAAAATACTATTCAATGTATAGGTGATAGTAATAATGATTATGATGAATCTAAAAATATTTGTATTTGTGTTTATAATAGTGTTTGGTTATTAGAACCATATTTTAAATCATATTATAAAATATATATTGATGAAGCTCATCATATTGATAAACCAATGATTTATTATAATGATGATAATGATATTGCAAATAATGATTATTGTAGTGATAATGAAGATGAATTTCAAGAAGATAGTAATAATGAAGAAGTTTTAGTAGATGATACTGAAGATGAGATTAAAGAAACATCTGGATATCATAATATTATAAAATCATTATCGCAATATAATAATAATGTTTATTTGTCAGCAACTATTGATAAAATAAAAGATTTTATATATTATAAACAAGATATTAGAGATATGATTGAACAAAAATATTTATGTGATTATAATATACACATTCCTATTTTTACTAATGATCCAACTAATACAAATATTTGTGAACATTTAATAAATAATTACAGAAATATAATTATTTATTGTAATTCACACAAAGAAGGAATAACTATAAATAATCTTATAAATACATTACAAAAAGGAAGTTCTGAATATATTGATTGTTTAACATCAAAAAGTAAACGTAATAGTATAATTAAGAAATATAAAGAAGGAACAATATCATTTTTAGTAAATGTTAGAATTCTAGTAGAAGGTTTTGATGCACCTATTACTAAAGGAATATGTTTTATGCATTTGCCAAGTAATAAAACAACTTTAATTCAAATTATTGGTAGAGCCTTGCGATTACATTCATTAAAAACTATTGCTCATATCATTTTACCATTTTCATGTGATGATGATGAAACTAGTATAAATAATTTTCTTACAGTAATGGCTAATAATGATAGAAGAATTAGAAAATCATATACAGAAAAAAAATTAGGTGGTTATATTTCAATTGAAAATACAATAGAAAATGAAGATGAAAATATAGATATTCAATTAAGATATAATATGATATTTGATAGTATGGGAAGGTAACAGCTGTCTTAAAACTGTATATTTCTTTATAAATAGTTTTATAAAGAAATATTTATTTATTTTTATATTTTCTTAATCCATTTAATTTTGCACTAAAAACATTTATTATACTTACTAGATCTTTTGTTAATTCTTCTTCTGGACTGTCATCTATATTATTTACAATTGTTATTCTCCCATTAGAGGATTCTTTTATTATCATTTCTATTAACTCAAACCCAAAACGTGCTAGTCTATCTTTATACATTACCACTACTTCTTCTAGTTCTTTATTTAACGCCATATGAATTATTTTATTTAAACCTAATCTATTAAAATTTAATCCGCTTGCTATATCTTGAATTATTTCATAAGTTGGATATTTCACTTTCATTAATTCTACTTGATGAACTAAATCTGACTTTTGTCCCAATGTTGATACTCTACAATAACATACTTTCCTACGAATTATTGTTATATTCGTATTTTCTATCTTATTATTATCTAATAAATATTTGTTTACATTATATAATCGTTTACCTCCTGGAGTACGAATTGTATCAATCATTCCATTAGTATCCCAATTTCGGAGTGTCTGCCAATGAACACCTAATATTTTAGAGGCTTCTTTCGGTGTTTTATAAGTTTCCATTATATTATACTATAATATACACTTTTAAAGTAATTTTAATTAATTTATTATAATTAAAGATTAGTTATTTTATAGATTAATGAAAAGAAAGAAAAAAGACTTTAATCAATTAAAAAATGATTTAATTAAAAGTATTCATAAACATAATTTTAAAATTCCATTTAATAGTTTTTATAAATTAAAGGAACAAACAGTTAATTCTCATAGTTGGTTTAATATTAAAACTGCACCATTAAAATATGATATTGATGTTAAATTTAATGGTAAATCTTCAAATGATACTATTATTAAATGTAAAAAAATAGTTATTTTTCCATCAGATAATCAAAAACATATATTATTAAGTTGGTTTGAAGCTTGTAGAAAAATGTATAATGAAACTTTAAATATAATAAAACAGCTTGTTATAGAAAATAATAAAAATATGTTTAATTTTCGTTATATTAGAACTAATAAAATGAAGAATTATAAACAATTACTTTATAATAGAACTAAAATAAATTCACATATTTTAGATGGTGCTATCAAATTAGCTTGTAGTTCATACAAATCTGTTAATACAAATTTAAAAAATGGTAATATTAAATATTATCAAATTCGTCCAATAAAACAGAATAAAAAGTCAAAAATTATGGATATTGAAAAATGTTATTTTTATAAAGATGGTTTTTGTAAAAATAGTTTAGGAAAAATGCTAATAAAAGATATTTTTGATTTTAATAATATTGATAGTGACTGTAAATTACATTATAATAGTAACATAAATAGATTTACATTATTAATTCCAATTAAAACTGATTGTAATAAAAATACTAATAATGATTTTATATCAATTGATCCTGGATTAAAAACATTTTTAACAGGTATATCATCAAATAAAATATATAAAATAAGTGATAATTTAACTGAAACTATAAAAAATAATTTAACTAAAATAGATAATTTAACTAAAATAGATAATAAAAAAAGTAGAAAACGGATAGTCTCTATAAAAAGTAAAAATTATAATAAAATAACAGATCTTCATTGGAAAACAATTAATTATTTAATTGTAAATGAAAAAATGAAAGATATTTTAATTGGGAATTGGAGTATATTAATAAATTTTTTTAAAAAAATTTATTAATTTAGGATAAAAAACTTTGTTTTTTATCGTACCAAAGAAATATCATCTAATAAAAGATATTTAGATACAATGCATAAACGAATAGCAAGTAGTTTACGATTTTATGAATTTATTCAAAAACTAAAATTTAAATGTAATGAATATAATGTAAACTTAACCTTAGTAGATGAAAGTTATACATCCAAAATTTGTAGTTTTTGTAAACAGATAACCACCATAAATAACAATAGACAGTTAAATTGTAGTTGTAATTTATCATTAGATCGAGATATAAATGGATGTATAAATATTTTATTAAAAAGTTTAAATTAAAGTTTATATATGGAGTGTCGCTACTACTCCTTATAACCGAGTTAATAGTAGATAGGTCTGTTAACAGATGACTAACGAATTAACATTGATAATTCTTTTATAAAGAATTATACGGTTTTATGTAGCGGTATATTATTAAATAGTAATGAAATATGGATGAGTAAATTAGAGCGAGTAAAAGAATATATAGATATTAATAAAAAAAGACCCCTAAGTACAGATAAAAATAAAAACATTAAAAGTTTAAACATATGGACGCAACATCAAATATCCAATTATAAAATAAAAAAACAAATAATGGAAAATGAAGAAATATATAATTTATGGACTGAATTTATAAATGATGATAAATATAAAGAATATTTTGTTTCCAATGAAGATAATTGGAAGTTATCATTACAACAACTAAAAGAATATATTGATAAGAATGATAAAAGACCATCGTCAAAAGATAAAAATAAAGATATTAAAATATTAAGTTGTTGGATATCAAATCAAACACCTAAATATAAAAATAGAAAAGAAATAATGAAAAATGAAGAAATTTATAATATATGGACTGAATTTATAAATGATAAAAAATATAAAGAATATTTTATTTCCAATGAAGATAATTGGAAGTTATCATTAC